TAAGTATAAGAACGAGACCATCATGCTAAGTAAAAACAGAGTATTACAGTATGTTACAAAAGCATTGAGGAGTATAGGAGAATCCTTGGAGGATATGAGAAATAATAGTGAATATAGTTGGCATACAAACAGTTACGCAAAGAGAAGTAACAATATGGAGACCACCAGTTTAAAAGTGGCAACTTACGAGCAAAAAACGGAGAGCAAATGAAATTTTATATTGGAGTAATTGAAGATAGACATGACCCGGAGCAGACCGGCCGTTTCCGTGTGAGAGTCCTAGGACTACATACAGAGGACAAAGTGTTACTCCCTACGGTTGACTTGCCGTGGGCCACAGTATTATCCCCCAACGGTGCGAACTCTGGCTTAGGGCAATACACCCCCTTTCTATGTACATGGCACTTGGGTCTATCTTTCTTATAGAGATGATGACAAGCAGGAGCCGTTAATACATGGAGCGCTAGCCGGCAAGCCAGTTGCAGTATCAAGCCCCACACTAGGATTTAACGACCCAGATGGGGTCTATCCTAAGCTGGCGAATGAGAGTGATGTCCATGAGCTAGCCAGAGGGTCTCTTACGGCTGTCAATGCAGTTAGACGAGATGAACTCAAGGTCTCCGGTATTGCCACAGCTGATTTTGATGGGATTTCCACAGAGAACAGCGCCAGTGGAACAGCGGTGCCACCTAGTGACGGAGGGTCATTTGACATGCCGTCTATTGTCGCAGATGGCTTTAACATTGGCACCTATAGGCCCGAGTACCCATTCAACAAAGTCTTTGCCAGCGAGTCCGGACACGTTCTGGAGTTTGATGACACGGAAGACTATAGGAGAGTACAGCTCAGCCATGCAGCCGGATCCTATATGGAGTATAGTGATGATGGCACCCTTGTCATGCATAGTATATCAGATAAGTATGATGTTGTCAACAGCAAGTTATTCACAGCTGTGGGTGGAGACGAAGTACACAGTACGGATGGTTCGCTTAAGGTATTTGCCAATAAAAGCTTGACAAGTGGCAATAACTATGATATAGAGGTTGGCGCAGGGGCGAACATCAACATCATGGTACGAAGCGGCGATATGAACATGCACATACTAGGCAATGTCAACCAAAGCATAGACGGTGACTTTAATGTGAGCTGTGATAACTTTACGATAGATGCCTCACGTACAGCGAAGATAACAAGCAGAGACATGAAGCTTGTAGGGGCAGATAGTGTTGACATAGATGGCGGTACGATAGACCTCAACTAGTACACGTCAAAACTGCCATACGCTTTCTAACTTATAAATGCAATAACAATAACAGGTAAATATCCTTATCACTTATCAGAGCCCACACGTCAAAACTGGAGCGAATTGGTTTCAGTATCATACATAAATAGTGGCATGATAACTTTAACAGATGATGCATACGAGCATCTAAGAGATTTAAGAGACCAACATGGTATGAAGTTTGTACGCCTTGAAGTGAAAGCAGGTGGGTGTGCAGGATATGAGTATGATTGGTCGTTTACGGATGATGTTGCCAGAGACGATAGGGTCTATGATGATGTTCTCATTGTGCATAAGATGTTTGAGTTATATTTAATGAATACACAAATAGATTATACAAAAGATGATTTTAATGCTAATCTAACATTTAGTAATCCGGCTGCAAAGAGTAGTTGTGGATGTGGCACATCTTTTTCAATATAGGAGAATACAATGAGTTCAATGAGTGAAATAATCGCTAGACTAGAAGCGTTAGAAAAACAAGTCAAAGAATTACAAGAACAAGCTAAGAAGTAGTATATGAAGTTATTAGGTTTACGCCTATGTGACCATGATAGTAACATTTCATATTGGGATGGTACGAAGGTACACTATATCAAATCTGAACGAATACATGGTATTAAACACCATGGGTATGATGGTAACATAGATAGATGGGTTACAGAGGTTGACAAATACATAGACATTGATTGGCAAGGGTTAGAAGGTGTCGCCATATGTGGTGATAGTTCTAATTTTGGCGTCAAAACGGATAGTAACTGGCAGGAGATTACAAGTCTATACAGAGGTATTCCTACGGTGTTTGTGGATCATCATTATGCCCATGCACAATCGTATTGGATGTTACCTCCTACGGAAATACATGTCTGTATAGATGGTTACGGTGACTTTGACAGGACGTATAGTACCTATGGTGGTTTTACAACCATTACGGAGGATCCTGTTCGCATAGATGATGGTAATAGTAGAACACTAGGTCGTTGTTTAGACGAACTAGGACATAAATTAGGTTTTAAGGGTCACATGTTAGACATGGCAGGTAAGGTCATGGCCTATGCAAAGACCGGTACACCTAAAGAGGTGAATGTACCTCCCTTTGAGGACATCCATCGTTTATATGAAGACCAGGTCTTTCGTAATGTGAATGATGTGGCGACAGCACACACGGCATCAGAGGAGGCTTTCCTAAATTACTTTGCACAGTTTGGTAAGTCTATAAGTTATAGTGGTGGTTGTGGTCAGAATTGTGTTATCAATGGTAGATTAAAGGAAAAAATTCCTGGTCTTGTCATAGGACCACATTGTCCGGATGATGGCTTATCGTTAGGTGCATTGAAGGTCATTGCAGACTATAAAAATGAAGAACTGAGTATGGAAAATTTCCCATATATACAGGCAGACGAAGCACCTCAGGATGAACCTACGATAGAGACGATAAGAAAAGTAAGTGACTTAATCAAAGACGGTAAAGTAGTTGCCTGGTATCAAGGTCATGGTGAGATAGGACCTCGTGCATTAGGTAATCGTTCTATACTATACTCGGCACAAGGTGAACGGCAACGTATTAATGATATTAAACAACGTGAAAGTTTTCGGCCTTTTGGTGCAAGTATACTCAATGGTTTTCAGGAGAAATATTATCATTGTGATTTTGAAAGTCCGTATATGTTATATGTGGTACAAAATAAAACTCGTAACTTTCCGGCCGTCACACATGATGATAACTCTACACGCATCCATACAGTAAAGAGTTCTCAGAATCCGTTGTTTCATACGTTACTTACGGAGTATGTGATTTCTACAGGCATACCGTTGATACTGAATACAAGTTTAAACATTAATGGCAAACCTATTGCCTCAACAATCGCTGAGGCGGAACGCCTATATAATACAACAAGCATTGACGCTTTGTGTGTTGGAAATAGATTATGGATAAAATAAAAAATTTTAAAGTATTTACAAATGCAGGTAAACTCTTTGAGGGTACCAAAATCGCCATAGATGTAAATGAGATAATTACAATATATGAGGATACGTTAGAGAAGGGTACCAGATTATGGTCACCTCATAATGAATGGTCTGTACAGGAAAGTTTTGATGATGTAATGAGGATTATTAAAGAATGAATTATTTTCCTACTACTATCGTAGATAATTTTTTACCAGACCCAAACGCTGTACGAAACTTTGCTCTCTCAGATAAAATAGAATGGCATAGTGACGAAGATGGCAAATGGCCTGGTTCAAGGTCACAAATGTTATTTGAAGTAGATGAACCACTCTTTCAATTTATTATGGAAAGATACTTGTCTCACTTTTACAATAGAGACGATATGAACAAGGTGACTTTTGTTTCACGGATGCAGTTTCAACGAGTAAGTGCAGAATATGATAAAGGTTGGATACATAGTGACCATCCTTTTATTTCTACCTTTATTCTATATCTAACACCGGATGCCAACCCTAAGTCAGGTACTGGTTTATACACAGCGAAGGATTTGTCAAGTGGTATAAAACATATTGATAAAAAATTTAATGCCTTTACAGCAGGAGAGAATGTTGAATCGTATAGAGAGGACCACAATGCACAATTCATACAAAATACTTTTGTGTCAAACGTCTATAATCGCTTGTTTAGTTTTGATAGTTCATTGTGGCACGGCGTTGAAGATTTTAAAAATGATGAAGACAGACTAACACTGGTTATGTTTTTACAAGAACTCACAGGACCGCCTAGTACATTACAACGTACTCGTAGTATTCCTTTGTTACGAGATATACCACCAGGGCAAAAAATAGAGAGTAATATACTATAGGTAGTATGAAAAAGTTATACAGACATATTTGCCAAATCCTCATTTTTGGAGTATATATAGTATGCTGCCTTTTCAGACCACCAACTTATGATACTCCTGAAAGCTAAACATATACAGTTTCCAGAATACCACAAGGTGTATCACCTCAACATGCTAGGTAACTTCATAGACTATAGAAGAAAATCATCTACCAGTAGTCAGACAATGAGACTGGAGAGTTTGATGAAAGACTTAGACTTGAATGGCATGACACACCCCATTATCGTATCATGGAATGCATACAATGTTTCCGTAGGTCACCAGAGAGTATGGTATGCCAAAGAAAAAGGTTATACACATATAGATTGTTACCATGTAGAAAATCAAACACAATGGGAACAAATATTTCAATATACACAATCAGATGAGTATTGGCAAAAGAATGAAGTCAATAGTAGATATGCAGACCTCTAATATACAAGTGATAGATGTACCCAATGGCACTCAACGTGTCCTAAAATTTGGTGATAAACTTATACAAGGAAGAATGAACAAAGACGGCTCGTTATCGCTAGATTATTTTAAACAACTCATGTATAGTTTTCGTCATGTAAGTGAAGTCAAAAAAATATGCATACTAGGTTTAGGTGCAGGTTGTTTACATAGACACATACACGAAAGATATCCTGATATACAAATTGATACAGTAGAAATATTACCAGAGATAGTACAAATCGCCAAAGAAAAATTTTATTTACCTGATGCTGTGAATGTCTATGTTGAGGATGCTCGAACTTGGATAAAAGATAAAACAACTTATACGGCATATGATAGTAATAGTAAAATAATAAAACCATATGATATTGTTATTGTAGATTTGTATAACGAAGACGAACAAATTTTTGTAGATGATAGAGACTTAAAACGATTAGGTAAATTAGTCGCTTATAATTCTCTTATAAATAAAAACACATATGAAGGATATATGGTTCGCTTAAATGCCGTTTATAATAAAGTTTATGAACAGTTTAAACCAGAATTAAAAAGTGAAGAATATAATCATATAGCATTTTGTCAATGAAAGAATTAAAAGCAAAAATTATTACCCACCCGGATAAACACCACATATTGCCACTAGAGGACATTACGTTTAAGTGGGATAAGGTTACCGGTAACTGGACAAATTTTGCAGATAGTCAAGGTATAAATTATCGTAAATTATTTGACAGCCTAGAAAAGAATGGTATGGAACATCCTGTTATGGTTCGTAAAATCAATGAGCAATATCGTAAATGGCAGGCAGGTGGTCGTAGAATTATATGGGCAAAAATGCAAGGATATACACATATATCCGCATACTTATTAAAAGAACAAGAGGAAGTGGATGCTATATATGCCGCTCAATATGATGAGACATATAAATAATATGAGAGCTCTACATAAATCCTCAAGTCGAGGTTGATTAATCACATAAACTAAAGGAAAAAATATGTTATTAAGAACGATAGCATTAACGGTGGCGATACTGTGTATGTTTACATATGCAAATGCAGTAGAAATAAAACCGTACGGTGCTTTTAACTATAAATGGTCACATGATGAAAATTCAAGTGGCGTTGCATACGACAAATTAGAGAACAATGGCTCAAACATTGGTATTGATATTTCAGAACCAAGTTTAGAAGGTTCAACAATTGGTGCAGTTGCAAAGCTACAAGTTGGAATAGATGTTGATGATTCCGGTAGTGATACTTTTGATTCACAGCTTGCTTACGTAGGCATAGTGAATAACGGTATAACATTATCTGTTGGTCGTCAATCACACCCATTCACAGACAACATTGGTGGTAAATCATCTTCGTTTAATGTGTATGGTGGCGGTTCTGATTTTAATTATGCAAGCCGCTCATCAAACTCAATTGCCTTATCTAGTGATATGCTAGATGTTATGGCAGTGATAGATGGTTCATCTGGACAAGATGGCATTGATGAGTACGAAGTTACTTTATCTCATACAGTAATGGGTACAGATGTATCTATTGGTTACGCTGATGATGTTGCAAACGATATCTCTTATTGGGGTGCCGGTGCAAGTACAAGTGTAGGTGATATTTCCATTGGTTCTTCATATACAGTATATGACGCTGCTACAGACAAAGTAGGCATGGAAGCAACGATTGGTTGGAAAGCAATCACCGTTGGTTACGGAGATAAAGAAGGAACTGGTACATACATGACATACGGTCTAAGTCACAATATGACAGATAGTCTAACCGTCTATGCAGAAATGCAACAAGATGATTTAGATACTGGTGCTGACTTACAACACTATAGTGTAGGTACTAAGTTTACATTTTAACATAAATATAAAACACAACAAGGAGAAATTCTTATGAATAAATGGATTAAAGACCACGGTGCTTTGAAAGACTACGGACTAATTATTTTAGCTGTTGCTCTTTTCACAGGTTTTGTGGCACCAATGTTAATCGTAAAATGGGGTTTAATTGCTTGGATTGCAAGTAACCTATGGAAACGATATAACTCATAAAAGAGGAATACTATGATTAAGAAAATAATCTATGTACTAATAGTTATAGGTGCATTTTATCTTGGTCATCATTTTGGCGAAGACGCTGCTAACGCAATAGATAGTATGCCTTTACCTAAGGTGACTATTGAAATGCCTGGTGACGAATTAGACAAACTTGAAGCAGAACTTCAAGCGGAAGAAAGTGAATAACTAAAAAATAAAACCCGGCTTCATGCCGGGTTTTTCTATGAATAATAATCGTAACGTTGATACAAAATTTTTCTCAACCTTTGCCAAATCACTCTATCTAAAACTTGATGACCTGTTCTAGGTTCTCTCAATGCTAAATCATCATACTTAAATTTTAACTTTACTAACTTAGCAAACATTTACCTTTTATTTCTGTATTTGATTGAATCTTGCCCAATGCATATTTCCTTCCGCATTTTCAAAGGTCACATCCTCATAGGTAATTGTCCCATCAGGAATCTTGTTTAAATCAACTTGCATAACAGAAGCATCATAATCGTCCGTGCAAGCAATTTGTATATTCTCAATCTTAGCGTCTCTCATTCTAAAAGACGAACCACGCCTTACTTCAACAGTATCACCTACTTTAATTATCATTACTGACCTATACTTTCTGCAATTTCTATTTCTTTTGATACTGGTACATATGTCACATAAGTTTTAGTTTTAAATGTGAACATTGAATATAATTTTTCGTGTAGATATTCAAAAGATTTTCTTCCAAAACCTGGTGTTCTAAATAACAGACCTTGTCTTTTTTCTAATAAGTTTTTCAAATCAATAATATCACTTATATCTTTTTTTTCAATAAGATAATTAAGAGAATATATTACTCTTTTATTCGACATATTATCAATTAGTTTTTTTAATTCTTTATTCATTACGCAGCCTCCATCATAGAGTAAGGCACACGCCATTTGCCACCAAGGTTGGTGTCTTTGATAACGGCCTTTTTAGGATTAAGTGTTACGATAACACCAGGTCTTTTACGACCATTAGGTCTACCAAAGAGAACATGGTCGCCAAGTTTAAATTCAGATTTAGAAGAAGACTTAGCTTCTTTAATAGCACACTCTAAAAGAAACAAAACACTTTTGTGTTCTGGATTTTTAATGTATTCTAGTATTAAGTCAAGGTTGTTAAATTCAAGTTTTTTCATAATATAGTCCTTTCGTTTCAGTTAAATTAGGCTTCGTTCATAACGTTTTCTTCAACGTTAGACCAGTTAATGTCATAAACATTAGGGTAGAAGTTTTTCATAATCTCAACAAACTCTAATCTTTCATTAGTAGTTTTAAGATTAGCAAATGTTTTAAAGATGTTAAGTTTAGTCATATTGTTTTCTAATTCAGTTATATTCATAATGTATCCTTTTTGTTTTTGTTATTATTCTTATACTATAAACTAATTTTAACCATTTGTAAAGAAAAAAGACCACATTGCTTCAAATTAAAATGACTGTTTTTCAATAGGTTAGCAGATATGTACAAATTAAATGTGTTGTATTTTTGCAACAACAGCAATGTTCGCTGGATGTTCGCTGGTTTTTGTGTATAAAATAGCGTTATAAATATACCATAATATAATAAAAGGAGAATATTATGGGATTTTTAAGTAAACTGTGGGAAAATTGGGGTAAAGGACTTAATGCAGGACCAGAGACAAAACCTGCAAAGAAAATAACAACGATAAAAAAGAAAACTGTTAAGAAGAAAAAGAAAGCAGTTAAAAAAAAGGTAAAGTAAAATGGGAACATGTATAAATTGCGAACACGGATGCCATTGTAGTAGTGGCGGGTCTTGTCAATCATGTGAATGTGCAAACTGTGAGCATGGGTAATGGCATTAAGTAATAATAATTATAGACAAGGTCCTAAGAAACGTACCTCTATTGGTAATAGTTCTAGGTCTAAACCTAAGAACAAACATAAGAGAAGACAACACACACGAAGTCGTGGTCAAGGGTAATGCCTGCTTGTCAAAGAAAAGGTGATTCTAATTCTGCTGGTGGTAAAATAACTACTGTTACAAATCACAAAGTAAAAGCAAATGGTGAGTTAGTATCCGTTAATGGGTCTAAAGGAACAGGTCATGGCATAGGTATTCACGCTGCTAATGCTTGGGATACTGCTAATGGCAGTTCAACTGTTAGAGCAGGTGGTATTGCAGTTAATAGAACAGGTGATGCTGACACTTGTGCTCATGCAAGAGTAGGCGGATCTTCTAATGTAAATGTAGGGTAACTGTTATAAATAGTCGTATGGCTATCTATCAACAAGGTTATACTGACGCTCAACGTACTAATTCAAGTAATAGGTCTGTACGTCTATATAGAGACATTGCGTTATCCTTTGAAAAAAATAGTAATACACAAGATGTTATCGTAAAGAAAGATATAGAAGCAGTAAAACAATCAGTACGAAACCTGATACTCACAAATCACTTTGAGAGACCATTTCATCCTGAGATAGGGTCAAATGTTACCTCCATATTATTTGAGCCAATGAATCCAATTACTGCCAATATACTACAACGAACAATTGCAGAATGTATAGAGAATTTTGAGCCAAGAGCCAGACTTGTTTCTGTCGTTGCAGAACCTAATTTAGATAGAAATGCTTATTCATGTACGATTGCTTTTTATGTGGTAAATATACCCGGTGAATTAGTACAATTAACAACCATGTTGGAGCGTAGCAGATAATGGCAAAGAGATTAACAGTATCAGATTTAGAGTTTGACGATATCAAAACAAATCTAAAAACATTTTTAAGACAACAAGACCAATTCACAGATTATGACTTTGAGGGGTCAGCAATGGCAAGTATCTTAGATGTATTGGCATACAATACACATTACAATGCTGTATATGCTAACGTGCTGGCAAACGAAATGTTTATAGATAGTGCTGACTTACGAAACAGTATTGTATCTCATGCTAAACAATTAGGCTACACAGCAAGAAGTGCTACGGCACCTTTTGCAGATATAACTCTTGTAGTCAATGACGCTAGTGGTGCAACTTTAACGGCTTCACAAGGTACAACTTTTCAAACTGACATTGGTGGTACAACTTACAACTATCTTGTTAAAGAAGATACAACAATTACACCAGTCTCAGGTGTTTATACTTTTTCTAATTTAGAAATCTACGAAGGTACTTTAGTCAATAACAAATACACCGTAGATACAACAAATGCTGACCAAAGATTTTTAATTCGTAATGCTTTGGTAGATACAACAACTTTACAAGTTAAAGTTCAAAACAGTTCAACAGATTCCACAACAACAACTTATACTCTTGCCAGTGACTTAGCAGATGTAACAAGTACATCATCAGTTTATTATTTAGAGGCAACGGAAGATAGTCAGTACGAAGTTATATTTGGTGATGGTGTTTTAGGTAAGGCATTATCAACAGGTAACATTGTTACATTGACATACATAGTTACAAACGGAGATGAAAGTAATGGTGCGTCATCTTTCAGTTTATCTGGTACAGTAGGAGGATTTTCTAATGTATCAATCACCGTTAATTCTGCTAGTGCAAACGGAGCAGAACCTGAAACGGCAGATAGTATTCGTTTCAATGCACCAAAAACTTATACAACACAGAATAGGGCTGTAACGGCAAAAGATTATGAAAGCAAAGTTAAACAATTATATCCAAATGCTAAATCAGTTCAAGTATGGGGTGGCGAAGATAACAGTACACCAGTATATGGTAGAGTGTATATCTCTATTAATCCTGTTGCTGGCGCTACGCTAACAAGTGCAAACAAAACTTCTATACTTACACAATTAAAAGATTTCAACATTGCAAGTATAACACCAATTATAGAAGACCCAGAAACAACTAAACTTGTTTTAACAACTACTGTACGATATGACGCCAAGTCAACAACAAAAAATGCAGACAGTATCAAGTCTTTAATTTTGGCAGCAATTACAACATACAACGAAACTAATCTAACAGAATTTGACCAAGTGTTTAGACACAGTAAATATATTGAAACAATCAACAAGGTAGACCCTAGTATTCTTTCAAACATTACTACGTTAAAAATACATAAGTCATTTACCGCCACAACAACTGGTTCAACAACATACACACTAAATTTTAATAATGCATTTTACAATCCACATAGTGGACATAATGCAACAGCAGGTGGTGTATTAGAAACATCATCATTCAAAGTTTCTGGTGATACTACTAACGATTATTTCTTAGATGATGACGGACAAGGTAATGTAAGATTGTATAGAACGGCTGCAGGTGTAAGAACATACTCTAACACTACACAGGGTACAATTGATTACACAAATGGAACAATCACTATCAACAGTTTGCACGTTACAAGTGTAGGCAACGTAGATGGTGCAACATCAACTGATATAAGATGTACAGTTACACCTAACTCAGTAGATATCGCACCTGTCAGAAACCAAATCATTGAAATAGATGAAGTGAATACAAATGTCACAGTAACGGCTGATGACTATGATACAACAACTGGTATAGGTTATACTACAGCGACAAGTTATGCGAGTTAGTAAATGGCAAAATTTACTAAAAAAATAAACCCACTAGTAAGTAGGCAATTTCCTCAACATATACAGGCCAATAATCCCTTATTGGTTGAGTTCATTAAACAATATTATGTGTTTATGGATTCTGCTCAGATTACCATATCAAGTGTAACTGCTTCAGACCAAATCTTATTAGAAACAACTACAGAAGGATTTATTGCCTTAAATGCCACCAATGAACGTGGTAATGACGAAAACGATTATATACTTAACGAACAAACAAGTGTAGGTGAATTTCAAAAAGGTGAAACAATTACAGGTGCAACGTCAGGCCAAATAGCAACAATACTTGCTGAAGATACTGACAATTTAAAAATTTATGTAACAGCGAATAGTTTATTTGTTACAGGTGAAACAATTACAGGTAGTACATCTGGTGCAACAGGTGTCATAGGCAGATACCGTGCCAACCCTAACGAGACAATTAATCAACTACTAGAATATGCTAACGTTAATAATACTATAGATGATTTCTTTACAGAATTTAGAAATACGTTTTTACAAACTATACCTAACACATTAACAGATGGTTTAGATAAGAGACAACTTACAAAAAATATTATAGACTTATACAAAAGAAAAGGTACAAAGAAAGGCCATGAGATTTTCTTCCGTGCTTTATTTAATGAAACACCTGAGCTTTATTATCCTACTGTTGATATGCTTAGAGTATCAGATGGTAACTTTGAGAATGAACAGATAATCAAAGCAACGCTGAACTCACCAACTGACGGTAACATGAACAACTTGGTTGGTAAAACAATCACACAATTAGACATTGTAGGTAACGATACTGTGGATGCTGCTAGTTCAGTTATTGAAAGTGCAACTGTATCAACTGTAAGTTTAAATGGCATACCACATGACGTGGCAACATTTGTATTAAACAAAGTAAGTACAACTGGTACTTTTGCCAGTAATGCAGGTGACGCCGTACTCATAGACGCTACAGATGATTCTGAAACGGATGCAGGTGATGAAATCATACTCAATGGTACAGACGCTGATGGTACAAACGCAGGTGATAGATTAGTACAAAATACAAAATCAACTTTTGCAGGTATAGATAACTCAGACCCAGATGTTACAATCACATGTAATGTTGAAAGTGTTGTGGATGATGTTGATGTTACATCATCTGGTCAATACTATACTGTAGGTGAAACATTTACCTTTACAAAAGAAAAAGGTGGTACTGGTGCAATAGGACAAATAGAAGAAGTTACTTATGGTGTCATAGATAGTGTACAAGTAGAAAGTGGTGGGTCAGGTTATGCAGTAGGTGATGTTCTTTCAGTAACAAATCCTACAGACGGTACAGGTCTTGCAGGTAAAGTGGCGATAGTCAATGGTGGTTTTACTTTAGAGGGTGATGTACATGACGATGGCGTAATCATACTAGAAGATGGTACAGATTTTCAACTTGTTATGGAAGCTAAAACCAATAGTAGCACAAATGATATAACTAAAATTAGATTAACAAATAAAGGTGGTGGATATCTTTCACTACCAACTGTAACGGTTACAAGTTCTACCGGTAGTAGTGCAACATTATATCCTGTTTCATCTAGTGTTGGTAATGCATTATCAGTTAAGATGGTNGACCATGGGTTTAGATATGAGACACCACCAGAAGTTAGTCCTAAATTACATTTACAAATAGATACTGTATCTGCTGGTTTCTCAGATGGTGAAACTATTACGGCAGAAAACGAAGACTTTATTGAATTAGAACCTTTTGAACAGGTAGAATTTACCATACTACTAGAAGACTTTAGACAATCAGTTTTAAGATTAGATAATGAACATGGTGATATAATTTTAGAAGACGAGTTAGGTGGCGGACAAATTGCAGTAGAAGAATTTGTTACAGAAGCTGTACCTGAAAGTAAGGCACCTGATAGTTTATTGTTAGATGGTACTAATGGTTCAAGTGCAGACGCAGGCGATAGAGTACGATTTGACGAATACATTTTAAAAGATAATACAGATTACATTATTCTTAATGGTACAAATGGCGATAGTGCAAACGCAGGTGGCAAAATACAGAGAGACGATACAGTTACCGTAAGTGCAACATTTGAATCTTTTAATACAAGTACAAACATTCTAACACTTACACAACCAACTGGTAACTATGATGATAAAGTGACCATTGCAGGTGGCACATCAGGTACTACTGCCAGAGTGAGAAACTTTAACACAGAAACACCACAAGCAACTATGATTGCAACTGTAGGTACGGCAATAGACACAGACGGTGGCTATACAGGTGTTGATGGCTTTGTTTCAGAAAGTACAAAGAAGATACAAGACAGTTTATATTACCAAGATTATTCTTACATTATAAAAGTAGGTGAGAGTATCACAGAATGGCGAGACTACTTAAAATCTGCCGTGCATCCTGCTGGTTTCTACTTTGCAGGTGAAGTGAGTATAAGAACAAGACTAAATGCAAAAATGAAAACTGGTTACACTAGACTTTCTGGTCTTACTGAAACTGATGAAGTGATAGAGATACTATCTGTAATCTTTGGCGAGAAGATTGGTAGAAGACTAGGTACGGAAGATGATGGCTCATCTTTACGAGATAATCCACATTTAGGTGTTGAGTTAGGTGCAAGTCTATCAGGTCGTGCATTGACATTGAAAGATGAAGTAAAGATAAAACTTAATCAACAACGAGATAGTGGTCAGACAATACAAAGTACAAGTGTTACAACAGGATTTGTGTATGCAGGTGCAAGACTAAATACAATAGGTGATATGCCATTTACAGCATTTGGTAATGCAGTAGAAGGTGGTGGAGGTATGAGTGGTATTACACTTGCAACTTTACACGCATTAAAACTTACTGGAACACAAAACGATACAATTGACCAAGCAACAATTCAGATAGCTGACTTTGCAAGTTCAATGGGTACTCGTTTTGCCATACCAACAGAAATAAGTTTTGAAGAAGATAGTTTCAGTTCAGCAGGACCTGCCGCTATCTCATTTGATAACCAAGTTAAGAAATTTGATGATAATACTCGTTAGAAAGGTGTATAAATAGTAACATGGCATACCAAGCAGTAGGAATAGGCAGTTCAGCGAATGACGGAACAGGTGATACTTTAAGAGTAGGTATAGATAAAGTCAATGATAACTTTGTTGAGATATACACGGCTCTAGGTGCAGGTTCAACAACCGCATTAAAAGTAGTTACAGACGGTGCAAGTGCAGGACAGGCGTTAATTTATGACGCCAGCAATGAAAGATTTCAACCTGGTAGTGTTGCCATAAGTGCAACAATATCAACACTTACATTTGAAGGTGCAAGTGCTGATAGTTTTGAGACAACTTTAACTGCTGTTGACCCAACAGCAGATAGAACAATCAGTTTACCTAACGATAGTGGTACAGTAGTTATAGAAGGCGGGTCTCCTGCCGGTACAGCAGCTGCGTCAGATGAGGCGTCAAGTTCTGGTAACGTTACAAGTAATAATAGTAGAATAAGACATACTCTTACACTAGACGGTACTACAGCAGACAATGCTGAAATAGCTGATGTTACAGTTACATCAAACAAAGTTACAGCCAATAGTGTGATACTGGCAACAAGTACGGCTGCGGTAGATATACTCGTTCATACTGTTGCGTCAGGCTCATTCAAATACATAATCGTAAACAAATCAGGCGGTACTTTAGCAAATGATAGCACCGTGATAACTAACTTTTTGGTACTATAGAGAAAGTGATATAAATAGAAGTAAGGACATACAATGCCAGCAATAATAACAAAAGATTTTAGAATACAAAACGCCAGACAGTTTGAAGAAAGCTTTGGCGAAGCAGCAGATACTTATTACCTGGCAATAGGTAGACCACAAGCATTCGCAAATGACCAAGCATTTAATGACGGAACAGATACATCACCACCTACACCAGTAGATAGTGTTGGTTCTGTAGATTATTATGTCTATGATGACTTGATGTCAGCAAAAAAGATTACAAGTTCAGATGTATCACTAGCAATACCAAGAAAAAATTGGGTAACTGGTACAACTTATGACCATTACAGACATGATTATGGAGAAATTAATAGTGCAGGTAATACTATTACAGCAAATAGTGGCGCTTCAACAATATTTGACGCTAACTTTTATGTAATGAATAGTACCTTTGACATATACAAAGTTATAGACAATGATGGTAACACGGCTTCAACAACTGAGCCAACTGGTAACAAATCAACAAGTGTGTTTAGTACGGCAGACGGATACAAATGGAAATACATGTATTCATTAACAAGTGCTGAACAAGCAAATTTTCTTTCAACAGACTTTATGCATGTCTCAACTGAAAGTACAGACTACTCAACAACTGCCGGTGCAATAGAAAATGCTTTTGTTACTGCTGGTGGTAGTTCAGGAACAAATGGTACTTACACTAACGTTGATATTCGTGGTGATGGTTCAAGTGGTAAAGCAACAGTAGTCGTTTCTGGTAATGCAGTAACAACAGTTACAATAACAACTGCCGGTTCTGGTTACACTTATGCAAGTGTATTAGCGTCAGACATTGGTGGTACTTCAGCTTCAGATATAGACTTCATCATATCACCTCCAGGCGGACATGGTTCAGATTGTATCGCTGAGTTAGGTGGTTTCTTTGTAATGACCAATGTTGATTTTGCAACAAGTGAAAGTGGTGAGTTCAATACATCAAATGATTTTAGAAGAATTGCTTTATTAAGAAACCCAACAGATAGTACGACAGGTTCAACGGCAACTGCTTCAACACTTGACGCTACAAAGTCAATAACTTTTGCTTCAGGTGCAGGAACTTTCCAAGCAGATGAAAAGATTACTCAAGCAACTTCTGGTGCAATAGGTTTTGTTGTTGATTATAATAGTACAACAAGAGTGTTACGATATATACAACCACAATTTGCAAACCAAGGAGTAGATGCTAGTGGCAATAATACGGCGTTTAGTGGAACAAATACAGTTACAGGCGCTACGTCAAGTGCAACAGGCACACCAACAGCAATAGATGTTACTCCAGAATTAACGGCAGATACAGGCGACATACTGTATATTGAAAATAGAAAACCAATTAGCCGTGCTTCAGACCAAACGGAGAATGTTAAGTTAATTGTAGAGTTTTAGGAGATATAAATGGCAACAAATTTTAATGTCTCTCCTTACTATGATGACTTTTCTGAGGGTAATAATTTTCACAGAGTTTTATTTAGACCTGCTTATGCAGTTCAGGCAAGAGAATTAACACAATTACAAACTATATTACAAAATCAAGTCGCAAGATTTGGTGAGCATATCTTTAAAGATGGTAGTATGGTCATACCTGGGTCAGTTACATACAATTCAAAATATGATTATGTAAAACTGGCAAGTCATACAACATCAACTGTTTCCAACATGGTAGGTTTAACAGTAACAGGTTCTAGTTCAGGTGTAACCGCAGAGGTAGTAAATAGTTCAGAAGCAAGTACAACGGCAGCCGCAACAATCTATGTTGTTTATACAGCGTCAGGTACAGATACAACAACAAAAACTTTTACTGAGGGAGAAACTTTAACATTTACATATAACAGTATATCATCAAGTTCTGTCGTAGGTACTTCAGGTACTTCTTTACCAACAGATAGTAATGCTATTGGTCAAGGTAGTTCAGTAAATGTACAAGATGGTGTATATTTCATTAATGGTTTCTTTGTAAAGAATACTGAACAAACACTTATACTTGACCCATACACAAACACACCAAACTATAGAGTAGGTTTTACAATTACAGAAAGTTTTCAAACACCTGAGAATGATAGTTCATTAACAGACAATGCAACTGGTTCATCAAACATTAATGCTGCTGGCGCACACAGATACAAAATTGTATTAACACTTTCAAAAAAACTTACAACTGATACAGACGATACAGACTTTGTTGAATTAGTAAGAACAAAATCAGGTAACTTAGAAAAAATTGTTAAAAGAACAGAATATGGTGTATTAGAAGAAACATTGGCGAGAAGAACCGCAGACGAAAGTGGTGACTATGTTATTAAAGCATTTGATTTAGATGTAAGAGAACATCAAAATGACGGTAGTAACCGTGGTATATTCTCAGCAGATAGTGAAGGTTTATTTGATGGTCTCAGTACAGAAAACTCAGAAGCAAGATTGGCGTTAGGTTTATCTCCAGGTAAAGCATACGTTAAAGGGTATGAAATAGAAACAACAAGTCAAAAATTTCTGACGATAGAAAAAGCAAGAGAGTTTGATACTATACAAAACAGTACAACAAGATTATCTGTAGGTAACTTTGTAGAAGTTACAAACGTACACGGTAGTCCAGACCTTGGTACTGTATCAGGTGAAACAGAAGCATTTAAAGAATTACAATTATTTAAAGATAAGGTATCAGTACGAGGCACACAACCAGCAACAGAAAATGTTGATGTAAAACAAATTGGTCGTGCCAAAGCAAAGTTCTTTGAATATAAATCAGGTACTGCTGGTGCGTTATCTACAAATATTACATCAATTTATAAACTAGGTTTATTTAACATTGATATGTTCCAACATTTGGCAGTAAGCACAAATGTTTCATATGACACAGGCGAAACACTTACTGGTGCAACATCAGGTGCAACTGGTATCATTGAAGAAATATCTGCCTCTACATCTACTGACCCGGATGCATTTATTACGGAAGAAGGTGACGCTTTAGTTTTAGATAGTACAGACGGTGCTTCTCAAACAGACGCAGGTGACCAAATCATACTAGAGCAATCTGTATTAACAACAATTGTTATAAGTAATGTATCTGGTAGATTTAGTGCAGGTGAAACTGTGGCTGATGAAAGTTCTAATAGTGGTGCAATACTGGCTGATTTATCAGACAGAAAAGGTGTAACAGAATATCAATTCGCTGAAGTGAAGTCAGTAGGTATGGCAGGTTCGCCAACATTTACGGCTGACGCAGTATTAACAGTAACAGCGGCAAACGAAGAAGATGAAAGTAACGTTACGTTATCTGGTGCAATCAATGTGGTTGCAGGTTCAACAGTAGTCAATGGTAACAATACTAAATTTACAAGTGAATTAAAAATAGGTGATAACATTGTCTTTGAAGACGATAGTGGTACACAGTATAGTCGTTTTGTTTCCTCTATTACAACAAACACATTAATGGAAGTAAGTGCTCAAGTACCTACAATTACAACAAGTGCAAGTACACAAAGAAGAAGAACAAAATTACAAGACACTGCTGATACATCTTTAGTATATAAATTACCTGAAGCAGTTATCAAAACATTAAAGACTACTACCAATGCAGGTATCACAGATACAAGTCATAAAGTACGAAGACAATTCGTAGATACTTTATCTAGTTCTGGTGTGGCAACTTTTAGTGCAGGTGCAAACGAAACATTTGACGCTCACACAGAAGGAGATTTCACATTATCAATAATGACCGCAGGTGCAAGTGATGGTGCTGTTGGTGATATTATATCACTTTCTGGTAATAACCATGAGGGTGCGGCAATCTTTACCTTAACAGGTTCACCATCAGGCAGACAGTTACAAGTAGATTTAGGTGCCAACTTTGCAACGGCTAAAGTTAAGTTGATTGCAACAATAACAAGAGGTGTTGCAGGTGAAAAAACTAAATCACTACAAACAGGTATTACAACAACTGTTAGCACAGAGGCTCTTGCAACAGAAAAAACAATTAGTTTAGGTAAGGCAGATATCTTCGCCTTAACAAGTGTCTTTATGGCACCTGACTTTAGTACGGCTGCAACAACAAGTCATACTGATATCACAGACAGATTTACACTAGACACAGGACAAAGAGATAGTTACTACGACATTGGTCGTATTGTGAGAAAAGATAATACACAAAATCCTACAGGTAGATTGTTAATTACTTTCTCTCATTTCAATCATGGTACTGGTGATTACTTCTCAGTAGATAGTTATTCAGGTGTTGTAGATTACGAAGACATACCTTCTTTTGATAGTCCAACAAAAGGTAAATTAGAATTAAGAGATTGTTTAGATTTCAGACCTAGAGTATCAGATAGTTCAAACGTAGTAGGTTTTGGTGGTGTAGATAGTATTGGTGCAAAAGATTATATCAATGCAGGTGCTTCAACAGTAGATATTCCAAAACCTAATAGTGATACAACACTAGACTTTGAATTTCATTTAAGCAGAATAGATGGTATCTTTATGACGAAAGAAGGTCTATTCAAACAGGCAAAAGGTACACCGGCAATTGACCCACAAAGACCAGAAGCAATTGATGACGCTATGTCATTATATTACATAAAACTACCACCATTTACTTTCAATACAAGTGACGTACAAATTGTAACTATGGACAATAGACGTTACACAATGAAAGATATTGGTAAGTTAGAACAACGATTAAAGAATGTAGAATACTATACTCAGTTGTCATTGTTGGAACAAACAGCCATCAATACACAGGTGCAAGACGCTACAACAGGTTTAGATAGATTTAAAAATGGTATCATAGTAGATAGTTTCAAAGGTCACAATATTGGTGATGTGTTATCAGGTGAATATAGATGTTCAGTTGATATGAGTGAGGGTGAGTTAAGACCAGAATTTAATGCTGACAATGTAAAACTTATTGAGTTAGCTGCAACAGACACAGACGCTGAAAGAACAACTGCTGGTTATCAGAAAACAGGCGATTTAATTACCCTACCATATTCACATGCAGAAATGGCAAANAATCCATATGCAAGTAAGTCCGTTAATTGTAATCCTTTCTTAGTATTTCAATATAAAGGCGACATTGCATTAACACCTGATGTTGATGAGTGGTACGATACAACAAGAAGACCAGACTTAGTTATTAATGATAATAACTTGTTTGATACAATGTCTAATCTTGCAGGAGGTGGTAACAGTTTAGGTACAGTTTGGAATAACTGGCAAACTAACTGGTCAGGTACTTGGTCACAATCTTCTGGCGCACAACAAGGTAATATAAGTGTAGGTGCAAGTGTAAGTGGTACAGTTACAACAAGAACAAGAACAGGTATTACAAGAGAGATTGCAGGTTCAAATGTACAAAGACAATCATTTGGTGATAGAATTGTTGATATTGCATTTATACCTTTCATTAGAACACAAGATGTTGCATTTAGTGGTACAAGATTAAAACCAAACACAAAAGTTTTCCCTTTCTTTGATAACGTATTAGTTACAAGTCATGTAACACCAACAAGTGGTGTAAAAGGTGGTAACTTAGTTACTGACGCTAATGGTTCTGTATCAGGTACATTTACAATACCATCAAGTGATACAGAAAGATTTAGAACAGGTGATAGAGTATTTAGATTAACAAGTTCATCAACAAATACTACTATTAATGATGATGTTGATACTTTTGCTGACGCTACATATACTGCTCGTGGTTTGCAAACAACTATGGAAGAAACAATACAATCTACAAGAGTTCCAATTATTAGAGCAAATACAGTATCAGAATCAGATACAAGAAGAACAGTAGATAACATTAGTGCTGGTATTAGTATTGAACAACCAGAAGATAATAGAGACCCTCTGGCACAAACATTTATGGTACAAGATTTAGAAGGTATCTTCTTAACAAAAGTAGATTTATTTTTTGAAGAAAAAGACAGTACAGTACCAATTAAAGTTTATCTAGTAGAAACAATTGAAAGCAGACCAGGTAGAAGAATTATACCATTTAGTGAAGTAACGGTCCCTGCTGCTGACGTTAACGTAAGTTCAACGGCTGCAACAGCAACTACTGTAACATTCTCAAGTCCTGTTTATCTACAAGGTGGTAAAGAGTATGCAATTATTCTAAAACCAGATAGTCAGAAATATAAAGCATGGGTAAGTAGATTAGGTGATACAGACGTTACTACATCAACAAGAAGAATTACAACTCAACCTTTATTTGGTTCTTTATTCCGTTCACAAAACGCAACATTGTGGAGTGAAGACCAAATGGAAGATATGAAACTTACTTTATACAAAGCGACATTTACAACAGGTACTACAGGTACTTTAAGTTTAACAAATGACGCTCTGCCAGTAAGAACATTAAACAATAACCCTATTGAGACAAATGCAACTGCCGGTTCAGGTACAACTTTTGGTGGTAACCCAGCGATAGTAAAAATTAATCACTTCGCTCATAGTATGAACAGTAGCAAACCTAGTAAGGTAACAATTGCAGGTCTATCAGGTTCAACTGATTTCAATGGTATTTTAGGAAGTGCAATCAATGGCACACATGATGTTGGTAACGTAACTGAGGACAGTTATACAATCACCATAACAGGTGACGCAGCTACATCAACAGGTAGTGTAGGTGGTTCAAGTGTAACCGCAACTGAGGACCGTGCCTTTGAAAGTATTATGCCTAAAATTGGTATGCAAAATTTCCCTGATACAGTATCAGAACACACTATTAAAACAACAAGTACAAAATCTATTGATGGTACAGAAACACCTTATTCAACAAGTGCTGACTTTACAAAAATTGTACCAAATGATAACTTTTACTTTAGTACCGCTCGTGCCGTACTAAGTGGTGTAAATGAAACAAATCATTTAAGTGGTACTAAATCTTTATTTTATAACATAACTTTAAATAGTGTAAATGCAAATTTAAGTCCTGTTATAGATATGGCAAGAACAAATATGTATGCAATACACAATAGACTAGATAGTCCTACTGCTAGCAATAGAACAGGTTTTGTTGCAGAAACAGATAAATCTGGTGGTAGTGTTGCAAGTAAATACATTACAAGAGAGATTGCTTTAGAAACACCGGCAACCGCCTTAGATATTAGAATGGCTGCAAGTGTATTCCCTACAAGTGATATAGAAGTATTCAGAAAAGTAAAAGGTGCTGATGATGATAGAGAAATGAAAGATATACCTTATGTACAAATTACACAAGCCAATACGGCAATAAGTTCAGAAGGTAGAAGTCAATCACCTTATAACGAAAACTTTAAAACAGATTTCTTTGATTATGAGTTTAGTGAAGAAGGTATAAAAGAATTTCAATCATTTAAGATTAAGATTGTTATGAAAGGAACTAACCCCGCATATCCACCAAGAATAACAGATATGAGAGGGATAGCATTGGCAATTTAATGTATAAAGAATGGCGAAAGGTTGAGGGACATACAAGTCTCGTAAGAGAAAGTTCTTCAAGTGCTGTTATCAATACAGACAAAACCGCATATAAAAATTTTATGCAAAGAGTAAAGGAAGCAAAACAAAGTAATGATGATTTAAGAGGTGCAATAAGAGACATAAATAATATTAAGTCAGAAATGCACGAAATTAAATCTTTATTAAAGAAATTGGTAGAATAATATGGCAGCAAGAAGTGTAGCAGCAACAGATACGTTAGAGACGTTTAGAACGACCTTTAATACTTTATCCGCCACGGATATTGGTGACTTAGATACGTTAAGTTCCTCTATTAGTGCGACAAGTATTGTTGGTGCGTTAAATGAAATAGAAGCTGAAGTAACCTCGTTTGGTGTTCACACTATTGAAAACGCAACAGATTTAGGTGGAGCACCGGCAACAGGTGATAGTTTTATTATTAAAGATACATCTGCTAGTGCTGTAAGAGAAATGACTGTAGCCAANTTATTTACAAGTCCTACAATTACACAAATCAATTCAGGTTCTACCATAACTTTAGACGCTACAACTGATATCGTTTTAGACGCTGATGGCGGAGACATTTTTTTAAAAGATGCTGGTACTACTTTTGGTAGTTTAACAGCAACTGGTAATTTAATTATTAAATCTGGTACAACAACTGCTATGACTTTTAGTGGTGCAAATGTAACCATTGCAGGAAACTTAACTGTATCTGGTAGTACAACTACCGTTGATTCCTCAACTGTAAGTATTACTACTGGTTTTGTATTTGAAGGTGCAACAGCAGACAGTTTTGAAACAACTTTAACAACGACAGACCCAACAGCAGATAGAACAATTACTCTACCTGACTTAACTGGTACTGTTTCATTAATCACAGCAACTGAAACACTTACAAATAAAACATTAACAAGTCCAACAATCAATAGTCCAACTATTGCAACACCAATATTTACAGGTGCAGGTGATGTAAGAGGGTCATTTGTTTTTGAAGGTGCAACAGCAGATAGTTTTGAGACAACTGTAACTGTTGTGGATCCTACGGCAGATAGAACAATATCATTGCCTAACGCAACAGACACATTGGTAGGTAAAGCAACTACAGACACATTGACAAACAAGACTTTAACAAGTCCTGCTATCAATAGTCCTACAATTATTTACGAAGGTTCAACAGCAGATAGTTTTGAAACAACTATAGGTGTTATAGACCCAACTGCTGATAGAACAATTAACTTTGCTAATATAGGTGGTACTTTACAACCATTCGCAACTGCTTCAACTACGGCGATTTCAACTACTGTTGCAGAATTAAATTTAATAGATGGTGGTACTGCTCGTGGTACAACAGCAGTAGCAACTGGTGATGGTATCTTAATCAATGACGGTGGTACAATGAGAATGACCAATGTTGATACTGTATCAACTTACTTCTCATCACACAATGTTGGTGGTGGTAACATAGTTACAACTGGTGCTTTAAATGCAGGTTCAATCACTTCAGGTTTTGGTAACATCAACAATGGTGCTAGTACAATAACAACAACTGGTGCCGTAGGTACTGGTGTTATAACATTAGGCGCTGGTGGTGCTACAACCGCAGGTAGTATTAAATTTTTAGAAGGTACTGATAATGGTACAAACGCTGTAACATTAATTGGTCCAGTATCAACAGGTGATATTACAATTACACTACCAGTTCAAGCAGGTACAGTAGTAGTTTCTAATACAACTGATGGTAATGATGTACAGTTAGACAGTTTAGGTCTTAATACTGCCGCTTCAGGTACTGCTGGTGAGTTAAGAGCGACAAATGATATTACTGCCTTCTATAGTTCAGATATTTCTTTGAAAGAAAACATTGTAGAAATACCTAGTGCATTAGATATGGTAGATAAATTACGAGGTGTTTACTTTGATTGGAAAGATGACTATATAGAGAGTAAAGGTGGCGAAGACGCTTACTTTATGAGAAAGAAAGATGTTGGTCTTATTGCACAGGAAGTAGAAGCAGTATTACCAGAAGTTGTTGGTACTCGTAAAGATGGTATCAAGGCGATAAAATATGATAGACTTGTTCCTTTATTGTTACAGGCTATCAAAGAATTAAAAGAAAAAATATAATAAAAGGAGTAAATTATGGCTGAGAAAGCAAAAGAAGAAGTGAAAAATATTGACTTAGATATGGATAAACTTACCCTAAGAGGTAAAATACACGCTGAGCAATACAATGCTATGAAGGCGGCAAAGTTAAATCATCAAGTTGAGATTGAAAAAATTGATGTGTTGATGAGTTACTATACAAAGACAATACAAGACGAAGCCAAAAAGTGGGCTGAAGAAAATCCAGAAACACCAGAAGACAAAGAAGATAAGTAAACTTTCCTTATAAATAGTGTAATAGGAGAGATTACATGGCAGCATTAGCGAATTTACTTATTGACCAAGGTGCAAGTTTTTCAAGTACAATCACGGTTTTTAATTCTGATGATACAGTATTTGACTTAACAGGTTTCACTGGTGCTTCACAGGTACGTAAATCTTATTCTTCAAGTTCAGCGTCAGCAACTTTTACAGTTTCTTTCGCTTCAGACAGGTCAACAGGTCAGGTAACACTTTCACTAACACCAACACAAACGGCGGCGTTAGAAGAAGGTCGTTATGTATATGACGTAGAAGTGACCAGTTCAGACAGTACAGTAACAAGAGTGTTGCAAGGTACAGTAACGGTGAGTCCAAATGCGACAAGATAATATATTATGGTATAATTTAAGGGAATTATGGCCATTAAAGCAAAGATAACATCTACTAATAGTGCAGGTCCTCAAAAAGTATCAGTTACTTTACCAGCTTCAGGTGGTTCAGTCACCTCAGTAGGTTCTACAAATGATTTAACAGACGTACAAAAGACCGTCACACTTACAGGTTCATTTTTACAAATCAATGCTGATGGTGGTGCGTTTATATCCCAAGTACCAAAAACAGACTTTACGGCTTCAAGTGCAACCAGTATACATGGTGGTGCAGCGATACAAACAGAAATACAAACTGGTACAGCCACACTTTCAAACAAGACTTTAACAGCACCAGTTATAACTGGTAATCTTACGGCAACAGGTGCAACGTTACAAGGTGCGACACCATTACAGTTTGATGGTAGTACATCAGGTGGTAGTGTTACAAAATTTACCATTACAAATCCTACAACAGATAGAACAATAACATTCCCTGACGCTACAGGGTCACTTATCACACACGGACAATTTAGTGGTGATGCTACAGTAGCAACAACTGGTGCGATTACTTTCGCCACAGTTAATTCAGATACATCAGCAGTAGGTAGTTCAACAGCGATACCAGTAATTACTGCTAACGCAAAAGGACTTGTAACATCATTAACAACTGCTAGTATTACAACTTCATTAACTGTAGGTGCAGATAGTGGTAGTAATGATGCTGTTGCTCTGGCAAGTGATACATTAAACTTTGAAGGTGGTAATAATATTACAACCACAGTTTCAGATAACAATATTAAAATAGATGTTTCAAGTAGTCCAGCAGTAACAAGTTTAACTTTTGAAGGTGCAACAGACGACAGTTTTGAAACAACTCTGGCAGTAACAGACCCAACGGCAGATAGAACAGTTACTTTACCCAATGCAACCGGTACTGTAGTTTTATTAGATACATCAGACACATTAACAAATAAACAATTAACAAGTCCTGTTATTGCAGAAATAGTAGGTACAGGTGGTATATTATTAAATGCAGTACAAGACATTACATTAGACGCCGGTGGTGCAGACATAGTTTTAAAAGATGATGGTACTGAGTTTGGTAGATTTACGAATACATCAGGCGAATTAGTTATTAAATCAAGTAGTAGTGCAACAGCGGCATTAACATTATCAGGTGCAAACGTTACAGCAGAGGGTAATTTAACTGTAGATGGTAACTTAACTGTAAGTGGTTCAACAACTACGGTGGATTCATCCACTATCAACATTCAAAACGCTTTTGTTTTTGAAGGTGGTACAGCAGACAGTTTTGAAACAACATTAACAACAGTTGACCCTACGGCAGATAGAACGATATCTTTACCAAATGCAACTGACACCTTAGTAGGTAAAGCAACAACTGATACATTAACAAACAAGACGTTAACAACACCTGTAATTACTGAGATAGATTCCAATAGTAGTATAACATTAGACGCTGCTACAGACATTATATTAGACGCAGGCGAACAAGATATCATTCTTAAAGATGATGGTACTGAGTTTGGTAGATTTACAAACAGTTCAGGTCAATTAGCAATTAAATCAAGTAGTAGTGCAACAACGGCTATTACCATGTCAGGTGCAAATGTTACCATTGCAGGTAACTTAACTGTAACTGGTAATACTGAGGGTGATGGTAACATTACAATTGGTGATACAGCGGCAGACACAATTACATTTGGTGGTACAATTCAAGGTAGTTTATTGTTTGAAGGTTCTACAGCAGACAGTTTTGAAACAACGTTAACACCAGGCAACCCTAGTGCTGATATCACATTGACTATGCCATCAAGTGGTAGTGATACCCTAGTTGGTAAAGCAACAACTGATACATTTACAAACAAATCAATTGATTTAGGTACAAATACTTTAACAGGTTCTTTAGCAGAATTTAATGCTGCTTTACAAAGTGAGAGTTTTGTTTCTTTGACTGGTAGTGAAACACTTACAAATAAAACATTGACATCACCTACAATTGCAACACCATCAATCACAGGTAATGCAAGTATAACTGGTAGTATTATTTTTGAAGGTAGCACAGCAGACAGTTTTGAAACAACGTTACAAGTTACAGACCCAACGGCAGATAGAACACTCACTCTACCTAATGCTACAGATACATTAGTTGGTAAAGCAACAACAGATACCTTAACAAACAAAACATTGACGAGTCCACTTGTTTCTGGTCTCTCACTTACAGATAGTAGTATTGTCTTTGAAGGTTCAAGTGCAAACAGTTTTGAAACAACTTTAACAGTTACAAATCCTACAGCAGATAGAACAATCACACTACAAGATGGTACTGGTACTTTGGCATTCTTAACTGATGTAACAGGTGGTGGGGCAGCAGGTTCATTTACTACACTTACAACTACTGGTAATGTTATTTTAGGAAACGCAACCTCAGACACAGTAACATTTAATGCAAGAGTAGCTTCATCTATATTACCTAGTGCAAACGAAACATTTGACTTAGGTTCTGCTTCACTTAGATGGAATGATTTATTTCTTGCAGGTTCTACAATTAATCTTGGTGGTGCAAGTATATCATCTGACGGTACTGTTATTACAGTACCAACTTCTAGTAAGTTTGCAAATGGTTCATTAATACCACAAGCGGACTCTACAACAGGACTTGTTACAAGAGATGTACAACTATTCACAAAGGCAGGAGGATTAAGCACGGCTGCCAAAACATTTAAGATGAAAGCTGGTGGCGCTTCAGATATTGTGTTTGTTGATTTTACCAGGACAAATGGTTCTAACATAACGGCACAGGAAAGGGCATTTTTCTCATTTTAAGGATAAAAAAGGATAAATAGTAACATGGCAGATAAAGTACCAATAAGGACGGTCTTTGATGGTAGCGGAAACGCTACTGGATTAGCAGAGTATCAATCAGGCGAGAGTGTAGGTTTTATACACGGTGGTACTGGTTTAACCACTATAGGAACGTCAGGACAGATACTAAGAGTAAATGGTAGTGCGAATGGCTTAGAATATACATCTACGATACTCACACCAGACGGAACAATCACATTAGACAGTTCTGGTGACATTATACTAGACGCTGATGGTGCAGACATCATCTTAAAAGACGCTGGTACAGAATTTGGTAGATTTACGAACTCATCTGGTCAACTTGTTATAAAGTCAAGTTCATCAACAACTACAGCAATCACAATGAGTGGTGCCAATGTTACAATTGCAGGTAACTTAACGGTAACTGGTAATACTGAGGGTGATGGCAATATCACAATTGGTGACGCTGCCACAGATACAGTTGCTTTTGGTGGTACAATTACAAGTAATCTAGTATTTGAAGGTTCTACTGGAGATAGTTTTGAAACAACTTTAGCACCAGGTAATCCTAGTGCTGATATTACATTGACATTACCAGCAACAGCGACAGATACATTAGCAGGTATTGCTTCAACACAAACTTTATCTAACAAAACATTAACAACTCCTATCATTACGGAGATTGATTCAGGTTCATCAATTACATTAGACGCTACAACAGACATAGTATTAGATGCTGGTGGTGCTGATGTTACATTGAAAGATGATGGTACTACTTTTGGTAGTTTATCACAATCTGGTGGCGAATTAGTCATCAAGTCAGGTTCATCATCTACAACGGCCATAACAATGGCAGGTGCAAACGTTACCATTGCAGGTAACTTAACTGTATCTGGTACAACGACAACTGTGGATTCATCTACAGTTAATATTACAACAGGTTTTGTCTTTGAGGGTGCAACAAGTGATAGTTTTGAAACAACTCTAACGGCTTCAGACCCAACGGCAGATAGAACATTAACTTTACCAGATGTAACTGGTACTTTAATTTCTACAGGCAATCTATCACAAATTACAAGTGTTGGTGTCCTTACAGGTGCAAATCCACTTGTATTTGAAGGTAGTACAGCAGACGCACACGAAACTACTTTAGCAGTAGGTAATCCAGGTAGTGACATTACATTGACGTTACCTAGTTCAGCAAGTGATACACTTGTTGGCCGTGCAACAACAGACACATTAACAAATAAAACAATAACAAGTCCAACAGTTTCAGGCTTGACATTATCAGATAGTAGTATAGTATATGAAGGTAGTACAGCTGATAGTTTTGAAACAACACTTACAGTAACAGACCCAACAGCAGATAGAACAATCACGTTGCCAAATGCAACTGGTACACTAATTACTCATGGTATGTTTAGTGGTGATGCTACTGTAGCAACAAACGGTGCATTGACATTAGCAACAGTTAATTCTGATACTGGTCAAGTAGGTAGTTCAACAGCAATACCAGTAATTACAACTAACGCAAAAGGACTTGTAACAGCAGTATCATCTGCCTCAATCACCACTTCTTTAACAGTAGGTGCAGATAGTGGTAGTAATGACGCCGTTGCCTTAGCAACTGATACATTAGACTTTTCAGGTGGTAGTAATATCACTACAACAGTTTCAAACAATGATATCTCAATCGCTTTAGACGCAAGTCCAAGCATTACTAACTTAACAGTTGGTGGTAACATTGTATTTGAAGGAAGTACAGCAGACAGTTTTGAGACTACATTAACAGTAACAGACCCAACTGCTGACAGAACATTTACTTTTCCTAATAGGTCAGGAACAGTAGCAATAACAACAGACACAGCATTTCCACAATCAACTTTAGTACAACACCCAGCATCATCAGGAAACCATGATGCAGGATTAGTTACTCAAGCAACTACAGACGCCTTTGGCGCTGTAATAGGTGGTCTATTTGATAATATGGAACCACGTGGTTCTACGGATACAGTAGATTTAGGAAGTGTTGCATAATATAATGATTAACTTTGATAAATAGTATAAATAATAGAAGATAACAGGAGATATCAATGCCAACAGCTTTACAACTAAGAAGAGGAACTACTTCGCAGAATAATTCCTTTACTGGTGTAGTTGGTGAGGTAAGTGTAGATACTGATAAAGATACTTTAAGAGTGCATGACGGCTCAACTGCCGGTGGATTTGAGATAGTAAGTTTAACGGCTACCCAAACCCTTACAAACAAAACACTAACAAGTCCAATTATAGCAAGTGCCGCTTTTTCAGGCGCTTCATTTACATTTGAGGGTGCAACTGATGATAGTTTTGAAACTACATTAACAGCAACAGACCCTACAGCAGACAGAACAGTAACTATCCCAAACGCTACTACTACACTAGTAGGAACAGATACTACTGACACTTTAACAAATAAGACTTTAACAAGTCCAGTAATTAGTACAATAACAGGCGGCGGAATAACTTTAGATTCCTCAGTAGATATAGTATTAGACGCTGACGGTGCTAACGTAACACTAAAAGACGCAGGTACAACTGTACTTGACTTTGTACTAAATGGTACTACAGATGTTACACTAGACGCACCTGGTGATTTAATATTAGATGCAGATGGCGGAGACGTTTTTGTAAAAGACGCAGGTACTACTTACGGTTCATTAACGAACACAGGCGGTAACTTAATAATCAAATCAGGAACAACTACGGCTGCAACCTTCTCAGGTGCAAATGTAACTCTTGCAGGTACAGTAGCTTCAGGTGCAATAACTTCATCAAGTACAGTTACTGCTACACAAGCAATATTATCAAATGCAAGTCCATTAGTATTTGAAGGTGCAACAGCAGACAGTTTTGAAACTACTATTGCAGTTACAGACCCAACAGCAGATAGAACTATTACAATACCAAATGCAACAGACACTTTGGTAGGTAAAGCAACTACTGATACACTAACAAACAAAACATTAACAACGCCAACTATCGCTCAGATAAATTCAGGTGGCAACTTTACACTTGATGCCGCTACAGACATTATCTTAGACGCTGATGGCGGAGACGTTTTCTTAAAAGACGCTGGTACAACTTACGGTTCATTAACAAACACAGGCGGTAACTTGATTATTAAATCAGGTACTACAACAGCAATGACCATGTCAGGTGCCAATGTAACTATCGCAGGTAACTTAACAGTTTCAGGTTCTACAACTACAGTTGATAGTTCAACAGTTAACTTACAAACAGGTTTCGTTTTTGAAGGTTCAACAGCAGATAGTTTTGAAACAACACTAGTTGCTACTGACCCAACAGCAGATAGAACAGTAACTATACCAGATTTAACTGGTACTGTATCATTAATTACGGCAACAGAAACATTAACAAATAAAACTCTAACAACTCCTGTAATTGCAGAAATAGATAGTGGTTCAACAATCACACTTGACGCAACTACAGACATTATACTAGACGCTGATGGTGACAATATCACATTGAAAGCGGGTGGTACAACGGCATTAGATTTTGTTTTAAATGGTGCAACTGATATTACATTAGACGCTCCAGGAGATATTAAGATAGACGCTGATGGTGGAGATATTTTCTTCTTAGACGCAGGTACTACTTATGGTAGTGCAACTAATAACTCTGGTAACTTAATCATTAAATCAGGTACAACAACGGCTGCAACCTTTACTGGTGCAAACGTAGTTCTTGCTGGGACAGTAGGTTCAGGTGCAATTACTTCATCAAGTACAGTAACAGCAACAGGCGCAGTATTAAGTGGTTCTGTAGTATTTGAAGGAAGCACAGCAGACAGTTTTGAAACAACACTAGGTGTTATAGACCCTACAGCAGACAGAGCAGTAAATGTTGCCAACGTTGCAGGTACTCTACAACCTTTTGCAGCTGCAAGTACAGACGCAATAACTGCCACACCGGCAGAATTAAACTTAATTGACGGTGGTACTGCTAGAGGTACTACAGCAATTGCAGACGGTGATGGTGTACTAATCAATGACGGCGGTACTATGAGAATGACTACAGTTCAAACTCTTGCTGCCTACCTTGATGACGAAATTACAGCAATGCCAAATCTTGTGTCAACAGGTGCTTTGGACTCTGGTTCAATCACATCAGGTTTTGGTACTATAAACAATGGTTCATCAACAATCACAACTACAGGTGCTTTGAGTGCAGGTGCAATCACAGCAGGTGGTCATGTATCACTAGGACAAAATTATTCAGTTATCTTTGAAGGTTCTACAAATGATAGTTTTGAAACAACATTAGGTGTAGTTGACCCAACTGCTGATAGAGCAATTAATCTTGCAAACGTAGCAGGTACTTTACAACCTTTTGCCGCTGCTAGTACAGATGCAATTTCAACAACACCCGCTGAATTAAACTTAATAGATGGTGGTACTGCTAGAGGTACTACTGCTGTCGCTTCAGGTGACGGTATATTAATTAATGATGGCGGTACTATGAGAATGACAAACGTTGATACAGTATCAACATATTTTGCAGGTCATAGTGTTGGTGGTGCTAACATAGTTACTACTGGTGCCTTAAACTCTGGTACAATTACATCAGGTTTTGGTAACATAGATAACGGTTCATCTACATTAGATACAGGTGCCTTAACGGCAACTACAATTGGCGGTACAACAGGTACATTCTCAACTGGACTAGAAACAAAAAATGCGGCTACTAGTGCTGGTTTTGTTAAGTTCTTTGAGGATAGTGATAACGGTACTAACGCAGTAACTTTAATAGGTCCTGCTTCAACAGGTGATATAACAGTTACTTTACCTACACAAGCAGGTACAGTAGTTGTATCAAATACGACAGACGGTAATGATGTTCAACTAGATAGTTTAGGACTAAACACGGCTGCGTCAGGTACTGCTGGAGAATTAAGGGCAACTAACGATATTACTGCCTTCTATTCATCTGATATTGCTCTCAAGGAGAACATTGTTAACATTCCAAGTCCAATGGACTTGTTAAGTAAAATTAACGGTGTATTATTTGACTGGAAACAATCATACATAGATGAAAAAGGTGGCGAAGACGGATACTTTGTAAGAAGAAATGACGTTGGAGTTATCGCACAAGAAGTAGAAAAAGTTATGCCTGAAATCGTTGCAACAAGAAAAGACGGTATCAAGGCAGTTAAATATGATAGACTTACTGCTCTTCTTATTGAAGCAGTAAAAGATTTACAAGACCAAATAACAGAATTGAAAAAATAAGGAAACATTACAATGGCAACACCTAACGCTCAGATAGCATTATCCCAAGTCAATGAAGAATTAGGAACATCTCCTACTGCCACTCAGGTTAATATGGGTGCTTCAGCAGTAAGAGCTCTTGCAGGAATACCTTCAGGTGCAATTGCAATGAGTGACTTACAACAGAAAACAAACGAATATACTTACACATATATGGTTGTTGCAGGAGGTGGGTCTGGTGGTGAAAACCAAGGTGCTGGAGGTGGTGCAGGCGGATTTATTACGGCTTCAATCACTAGTGCACCAGGTATCCCATATACAACAACAGTAGGTGCAGGTGCGGCACCAGGAACTGGGTTTGCAGCTCCAGGACAAAATGGTGGTAACGGTGCATTTGGAAACATACCAACTACAGGCGGCGGAGGCGGCGGTTCAGAGAACGGTGGGTCAGGTCGTGCAGGAGGTTCAGGTGGCGGAGGACGTCAAGGTGCTTCAGGTGGTTCTGGTATTTCAGGTCAAGGTAATTCAGGTGGTCAAGGCGACGGCTCTGGTAACGGTGCAGGTGGCGGAGGCGCTAACACAGCAGGTGGTGCATTAAACGGTGGTAGTGGTAAAACATACCCTGGTGATGGTATTGTCTATGCAGGTGGTGGCGGCGGAGGTAGAAATGGTACATCAGGAGGTCCCGGAGGTGGGGGTAATGGTGGTACAACATCTGCTCAATCAGGTACAGCAAACAGAGGCGGCGGAGGCGGCGGTGAAAGACAATGGAATGGTGCTGGACAAGGTGGTTCAGGACGTGTCGTTGTAGTTTATCCAGGCACAGCACAAAAAGGTACAGGTGGTACTGAATCCACACCAGGTGGTAACAGGATGCATGTATTTAATTCATCAGGAACATGGACATCATAATATGGCACACTTTGCAGAATTAGACGCAACAAACAAAGTTATAAGAATAGTCGTAGTAGATAACAGTAATGTATCTGAGAATATGGCATTAGACGGAGAACAATGGTGTGAAAACAACGTTGATGAAGACCCGGCAATTTCTTATGTAGGTGGTAAATATCCAGGCGTTGCATGGAAACAAACATCTTATAATAATAATTTTAGAAAAAGATATGCCGCTATTGGTGGTCATTTTGTTGACGATAGTGGTGAAGGATACTTTACAGCACCAAAACAATTTGATGACTGGGTACTAAACACGACAGACGGAGCATATTATCCTCCTGTTGCAATGCCACCAGATAATAAACAAACATATGCTGCTGACAGTAAAACGTGGCATTATAATATAGAATACGACCAAACAAATAAACAATGGATATGTTATGAAGTATTTGGTGCTTCAGGTGCATACTTTAGAACTCAGGTAAATGGTGATGGTAGTTTAACAGACGTTGCCGTATCTAGTCCTACATCAAGTCAAATCGCAAAGAAAGTTTGGGACGGCACAGACTGGTCTTAAAGATAATTCAACGCTGACTTAGGTATTCCTATAAAAGGTCTTCCATCATAACGATTATATTCTGCTTCTGGTTCTGAAGCGTCATTGTAATGTAAAAATACTTGACCACATGTTTCGCCATAGAAGGCGTCACGCCAATGTTCTAACTCACAACCTTTATACATTAAACAATCACCAGGTTCTAACATTACTTTAATGCCAGGTTTGCCTTCTTCACCAGATGGTTCTACAAATATTGGCCATTCATCACCACCTAAATTCATTGTAGCACTTACAGCACATGATGGTCTATCTTTGTGTCTATGTAATATATCGCCATGTTTATATAAACGAGTATAAGTATATGTTTCAATTAATCTCATATCTATGGCAGTTTCTAATTTAGGTTTTACATGTTGTAATAATGTTGCCATTAATACATCATCATAGTTTGCCCATGTATCAGGTATTTGTGGGTCACCTAATACACCCCAATGGTCATTGTAAGGTGAGATTTGCCTTGTATCAAACATTAGTTTTGTAATTCTTCTTTTATTTAAAAGATACTTGTAAGAAATCTCAGCGATTTCAGGTGTGATAGTATTTTTTATTACTTGATAATTATTTTCTTTAAACATTATATCCTCAATCAATAAAGTAAGTTAAAGTCATTCTTGCATTGTGTATATTATCACCATAAAATCCTTCTGGACTATGTGGAATACTTGAAGAATAATTTATAAATCTATTATACTTATTTTCTATTATTGTTTTTTTCTCATTAATATATAGTATTGTTCCAGAGTTTGATTGTGGATTATTATGTAGATAAATTAAACCGGCAGTAGTATGGTCATCTGTGTGAATACAATTTTCATCTAACTGTACGTCACCTGTTTGATAGGCAAACCATAGATATATTTTACCACTTGATAGGCCACAGTATTCTAGTATCTGCCTAGAGATATCATCATAGATACTATCTGGTACATCTGCTCTCATACCTCTAAAGTATGACGTACCTGTATTACTATACCAATTCTGTTCTAATGCAATCTGACGAATGCCAGGAGCATCATCAAAGAAATTATCTGCCGTGTTGATTTCTTTGTGCATTGTTTTTAAACGTCTCACCTTCCGCTCTTGTAAGTGTTGGTGTTTTGTCGTTTTCATCTAACCAACTATACCAACCTGTAATAATATATTTGTCTTCCGTCATAGACTTAATGCCATGATGTGCATGTGTCCATTGTGCAGGCCATATCATTGTAAGACCTTTGAGTGGTGCTTTTCTATATTTTTGATACCAAAATTCTGTATGTCCTTCATCAGTTACCGTATTGAGAAAAGTCATAAAGGCTAAATGTCTTTTTCTACACACTATGTTACCATTATTCTCATAATGCCATTGTGGGTAACCTTGACCTGGTGCATAGTGTTGAAGACTAATTTTTTCAGATATACTAAATTCTTCCTGGTTTTCATCTGACCAACGATATGTTCTCATATATTCCTCTAAACATCTTTGTAATATACCAACATATTTTTTGATTGTATCATTTTCATCTGCCCAATAATCTGTATCAGTAGATGATTTTACATCAGGTTTTATTTCACCGTCACCTACTCTACCTGGTCCTTTATTTGGGTTGTTGTTATGTAAATGAATTAATTCGTCACATGTGCCAGGGTCAATGGCATAATTGCCTATAAATGTTGTCATACTATTTTAAACTCCTTCATATCTGTTATAATATAATTGCCTGCTACACTATATCTTTCTTCATGTGTTTTCAGTATCTTATGTGGTGTGTTAGATAGAAATATTAATAAACTACCTTGTTCAACTGGCATATTAAAACTTGTCATGTTGAATATATTATATCCTTTGACATGTGGTCTTAATCCGTCATTTGGCCAATTTTGAAACTGACAACTTTCTCCTTTATTTATATACAGTACAAAACTATATGTTGCGTTATTGTGTATATGTACTTCACCTTCCGTGTTAGGTTCATATTTTGTTGACCAAGACCTAGTAAGTTTTATTGGTGTGTCAAACACCATTACATTATCGTTAAATGCTTGTACTTCTTTTTCTACTTGATTTTTTATATATGAAAATTTATCAAGTAAATGTTCATCAACAGATTGATAACCAAATTCTATTTTACGATATTCTGTTTTCTTAACCCAATCTATAAAATCTTCCGTTAAATGTATCTTTGTAAATCCTAAAGGTTTACTGAATAATGGTTGTATTTTCAATTCTTGCGAGTTCACTATCTAATATTCCTTTCATCTCAACATTAAATGATATAATAATCTTTTCTTTATCTAGTAACATTTCTGGTGCTCTATGTAGTGTGTGACTAGGAAACATAACAATATCTCCTTCATCTGCCTTAATAGGAAACACACCCAACTCTCTATCATATATTTGTGTTTTTGGTGTGCCTTCAGGTAGATTAACATAATAAACACCTGTGAAGTTTCTACCATGTATGTGCCAACCATGTGTTGAATTTTGCACATAAGATTGAAACCATATTTCAAACAATTCGTAGTTTGCATAACCGGCAGCCTGTACCATATTCAACAAGTGAGGTTCAAAGTAAGGTAGAAAAAATTTTAGCCAAGGTCTTTCATAGTCATTTGATATATCCCAATCCGTCTTTGTAATATTATCATTATAGTATTTGTCATTACTTTGTTTGGGTTCTGCCCAGCCATCATGTACTGCTTGTATTAATTCTTTTTTGATTTTATTGTGATTAAGAAATTTTTGTTTTATTATCATTTGTATGGGTATCCTAAGTTCCAAATTACTAACGAGTGTCTTATACCTTTTGTAACAGGCGTTACTCTATGCTTGACAAAAGAAGGAAATACACAAATAGACCCTCTTTGCCTTATCTCATCTACTTTAAATATGCCATTAGGTGTTTCAAACTCTAAGTCACCACCTTCATATTCATCAGAATGTGATAGTTGTAATGTACAGGATAACTTTCTTATCTTGCCTTGATATGCCTCATTTTGATTGTCAAAAGGTTTTACATCTTGGTCTTCATGCCAATGATAGTATTGATTGAGTTTATACCTGGTAAATTGTGCAGGTTCTGAATAGTCCCATTCAAAGTTCCAACCAGCATTTGTATTTGCTTGATGTATGAGAGGGTGTAATTCATTATAGACCCACGGCTCTGATATCCAAGATACATTACTGTTTCTATGTACTTTGATTTCTTCTTTTTTACCCTCTGCCTCTTTAGCAGATATCTGACCTGTTGTAGCAAAATCTTCTTGGAGGGACTTACCAAACTGTACAATTTCGTCACATATCTTTGGTGGTATCGCTGATGTAAAATAATAATAATAGTTTTCCAATATCATATAGGTATATATAATGCATAAATAGTATCATGGCACAGAATAATCCAATTACAAGTAGAGAGACGTTAAAACAGTATTGTCTAAGGTCCTTAGGTAAACCTGTTATAGAAATCAATGTAGAAGATGACCAAGTAGAAGATAGAATTGANGAAGCATTGCAATANTTCGCACAATATCACTATGATGGTACAGAAAGAATGTATCTTAAATACCAGATTACAGCAGATGATAAAACAAGGGCAGTAGCAAACGAAACTCTATCTACAGTAACAGATAGTGCTGATAGTACAGTAACAGCAGTATGGCGTGAAGGTAAAAATTATATACCCATGCCATCTAATGTTATGTCTGTGGTACAAGTCTTTCCTTTTACAGATAAGGCCGCATTAAATTTATTTGATGTACGATATCAATTAAGATTAAATGATTTGTATGATTTTTCATCAACAAGTATAGTACATTACGATATGACGTTGAGACATTTAGATATGTTAGACCATATACTTACAGGTGAAAGACCTATAAGATACAATGCACACAAAAACAGATTGTATATAGACATGGACTGGAACCATGATGTGGATGCAGGTGATTACCTCATCATAGAATGTTTTAGAAAACTAGATGGTTCTTCCTTTACAGACGTTTTTGATGACATATTTTTAAAGAAGTACCTTACACAGTTAATCAAAAGACAATGGGGTGCCAACTTAATTAAGTTTCAAGGTGTTGCAATGTTAGGTGGTGTTGCATTAAATGGCGAACAACTCTATACACAGGCGCAAGAAGAACTAAACAAACTAGAAGAACAAATACAATTAGCTTACGAATTACCACCGCAATACATGGTAGGATAAAAACATGCGAAATAATTATTTCAGTCATGGCACACGCTCTGAAAAAAATCTATATGAAGATTTAATTATAGAGCAACTAAAGATATACGGACATGAAGTTCATTATCTGCCAAGAAAAACTGTTACGGAAGATAAAATATTAGGCGAAGTACCTGATAGTCAGTACACAGAAAATTACATGATTGAAATGTATGTGGAAGACGTAAATGGTTTTGCAGGTTCAGGTGATTTAGTAGGTAAGTTTGGATTAGAAATAAGAGACGAATTAACTTTTGTGGTCAGCAGACGTACATTTGAAATGCTTGTCGACCAACCATCAAATACAATATCAATTAATCGTCCTATAGAAGGTGATGTTATATACATGCCTCTATTCAAAAAGTTTTGGCAAGTTGATTTTGTTGAAGATGAGGACCCAATGTATCAAATCAATGATTTGCCTATCTTCAAACTTAAATGTTCAGTATGGGAATACAGTTCAGAATTAGTTGATACAGGTATTACAGAAATTGATGAGAAACTAGAAAACGTATCACTAGACTTGTTACTTAATCAGATTACATTAGAGAGTGGTACAACAAGTGCAGGTTCATTAATGGCTGAAGCATCTGACGGTAACATTGAAGCGTTATTGACAGAAGCAGGCGCTTACTTAGTAGATGAGGTAGATGGTGATAATATAATTATGGAAGATGACCCTAATTATGTTGACTATATAGTACAAGAGGATGCATTAACAGGTAACTTAGCAACGGATTCAAGTGGTGCAAGTAATATAAGTTTTGATGATGAGGCAGGATTAAATGATACTGATTCCTCAAACGATATATTTGACTTTAGTGAAAAGAACCCATTTGGTGACCCAAGCGATATATAAAGGATAAATTATGTTTAAAGACGCACAATACCATGAATTGATAAGAAAAACAATTGTGGCATTTGGCACATTGTTTAACGATATTTACATCTATCGTAAATCAAGCACAGGTAAAGTAACTCAGAAAATGAAAGTACCTTTAGCATATGGGCCAAAACAAAAATTTTTAGCAAGAATAGACCAAGATAGTTCAAGGTCAGCAGATAACCCTATTACTACAGCGTTAACTTTACCAAGAATAGGTTTTGAATTAACAAGTTTATCTTACGACCCAGCAAGAAAATTAAATAGAGTACAAAAGTTTAAAAAGGTAAAAGGTGCAGACGCTAAGTCAGTACAAAGTTCTTACATGCCAGTACCTTACAATGTAGGGTTTACTATGTTTACAATGGCAAAAAATAGTGAAGACGCTTTACAAATTGTAGAACAAATATTACCTATGTTTCAACCTGACTATACTGTGGCACTCAATGTTATGCCTAACTTAAATATAGTAAGAGACGTACCTATTGTATTAAATGATGTATCTTACGAAGATAGTTATGATGGTGCATTTACAGAAAGACGAGTGTTAATGTACACTATGACTTTCACAGCGAAAATGTATTTATACGGACCAGTAACATCAACAGGTGTTATCAAACAAGTACAAGTAGACCAATACACGGATACAAATACTACTACGGCAAAACGTGAACAAAGATATGTTGTAAAACCAAACCCAACTACGGCCAATGCTGATGATGATTTTGGATTTACAGAAACAACTTCTTTCTTCCAAGACGCTGATGAATATGACCCAGATAGCGGTACAGATAAAGAGTCCTAATGAAAAAAGTCGAGGACAAACTAAACGAAATCCTTGATATATCTGAAACACTAGAGACAGTAAAACCTACACCAGTTATACCTCGTCCTAAAGAAAAAGAAGATATAGATAGTGATTATAAGTATAGCAGAGAAAATCTTTATAGTCTTGTAGAAAGAGGACAAGACGCCATTGATGGTATTGTTAATCTTGCAAAAGAAACAGACCACCCACGTGCCTATGAAGTTGCAGGTACCTTAATTAAAAACGTAGGTGATGTGACAGAAAAATTATTGATATTACAAGAGAAGATGAAAAAACTAAATGATGAAGTGGTGAAAGGTCCTAATAAAGTTGAAAATAATTTGTTTGTAGGTTCTACAGCAGAATTACAGAAACTTATAAAAAAGAAAAATGATTAATACTTGGATAAATGATACTCACTTATGGACAACACCTTTATTTAACTTTAACTTTCCTGTTGAACATAAATGGGTGCAATACATAAAAGATAAACAAGACCAGTTAAAAGACAATACACAAAATCCAGAAGGTGCATATACAACAAGAACTAACTTATATGAACTCAAAGTTTTTGAACCTTTAGTTTCAACATTTAAAGAAATGAGTTATGCTACATTTGGTAAAAATTGTGTAGATGTAAAAGTAAGTAACATGTGGGCAAACATATTAAAACGTGGTGACTATCATTTGTTACATACACATAACGAACACACTATGAGTGGTGCATACTATTTACGAGTACCTGAAAACTCAGGTCAAATATATTTTAGAGACCCAAGACCACAAACAAACTCATGGACAACAAAGTTTATAGACAAAGGTAATATGAGATTTTATAATGTAGGTGAAGGTGATTTATATTTTTGGCCATCTTTCTTAGACCATGGTACAACACCACATGGTTCTGACGAAGAAAGAATTGTAATATCTTTTGATTTAGATTATTCAGGACCTGATTATAAGTTTGGAGATAATGGATACAATGGCGAATAAAATAAACGAAGACTATGAAAGGTTAATACATGTACGCTAGTCAAAGTAAAAGTTACCTTGGAAATCCTAATTTAAAGGCAGCCAATCAAAAGATACGTTACACAAAGAAACAAGTACGAGAATTTGTGGCGTGCCAAGATAACCCTATTTATTTTATTACAAATTATTTACAGATAGTTACACTTGACCATGGACTACAACCATTTAAGTTATACGAGTTTCAAAAAGAAATGGTTGATAAGTTTCATAACAATAGATTTACCATATGTAAATTACCAAGACAGACAGGTAAATCAACAACAATTATTGCTTATCTATTACACTATGCCATATTTAATCAAAATGTAAATATTGCCATACTGGCCAACAAGGCTGCGGTTGCAAGAGACTTACTAGGTCGTTTACAACTGGCATATGAAAATTTACCTAAGTGGTTACAACAAGGTGTTATCAACTGGAATAAAGGTAACTTAGAATTAGAAAATGGTAGTAAGATACTGGCGGCTGCAACATCATCAAGTGCTGTACGTGGTGGTTCTTATAACGTTATATTCTTAGACGAGTTTGCCTATGTACCTAATAACATTGCAGAACAATTTTTTAGTTCAGTTTATCCTACAATCTCCTCTGGTAAAAGTTCTAAGGTAATGATAGTTTCTACACCACATGGTATGAATATGTTTTACAAGTTATGGAATGACGCACAAAATCAACGCAACAGTTATGTACCTATTGAAGTACATTGGTCAGAGGTACCAGGTAGAGACGAACAATGGAAAGCAGAAACAATAAAGAATACAAGTGAGGCACAGTTTAGAACAGAGTTTGATTGTGAGTTCTTAGGTAGTGTAGATACATTAATTACACCTAGTAAGTTAAGAATGTTATCACATAACACACCAAGAACAAGTAATGCAGGTTTAGATATACATGAAATGCCACAAAAAGATAAAAGATATGTAATCACCGTTGATGTTGCAAGAGGCACCGTCAATGACTATTCTGCTTTTGTTGTTATAGACGCAACAAGTATACCTTATAGAGTTGTTGCAAAGTATAAGAACAATGAAATCAAACCATTACTCTTTCCACAAATTATTCATAAGATTGCAACACAGTACAATCAGGCAGAGGTACTCATTGAGGTAAATGACATTGGTGGTCAAGTTGCAGACACAATGCAGTTTGATTTAGAATATGATAATCTGATTATGGTCAATCAACGAGGCAGGTCAGGTCAAGTTGCAGGTACAGGATTTAGTGGAAAACAAAGTCAATTAGGTTTACGAACAACAAAGGCTACAAAGAAAATAGGTTGCTCTAACCTTAAAGCAATGGTAGAACATGATAAGATAATTATACAAGACTTTCATATTATACAAGAATTATCTACTTATATATTAAAAGGTAAAGAAAAATTTGAAGCGGAAGAAGGGTCAAGTGACGATTTAGTTACCTGTTTAGTTATGTTTGCATGGTTATCAAATCAAACATATTTCAAAGAACTCACAGACCAAGATATACGTGCCAGATTAGTAGATGAACAATCACATCAAATGGAACAAGACATGGCACCCTTTGGATTTATTGATGACGGTGTAGATAATCCAGAAGGCGAGACATACAAAGACCCCTATGGTACTACTTGGTCACCAGTTAAATACAAGAGAGGACTGTGAAAGTTTGATTATACTAAATAGTAGTAAGAAAAAACTTAAATTTAAGGAGAAAACAAGATGGCTTTTTTAGTTTCACCAGGCGTTCTGGTTACAGAAAAAGACCTTACTAATGTCGTACCGGCAGTATCAACTAGTATTGGTGGTGCGGTAGTCGTTAGTGAGAGAGGGCCAATGGAAGAGGTTACGTTAATCTCTAGTGAAGACGAATTTGTTTCTGTATTTGGGAAACCAGACAGTAGCACATTTGAATATTTTTTTAGTGCAACCAACTTTTTACAGTACGGAAATGCCTTAAAAGTGGTAAGAGCAGCAACTGGTTGCGTAAACGCAGCCGTGTCAGGCACACCAGTTTTAATTAAAAACACAACAGACTATCTTAATAATTACTCCACAGGACAAGGAAGTGTAGGTGCATGGGCCGCTAGAGAAGCAGGCACATGGGGAAATAACTTACAAGTTTCTACTTGTACCAACTCAACAGCATATGCTCAGACCGCTTCTGGTCTAGTAAATGATTCAACTGCTGCTATTGGCGATACAACTATTACAGTTGACGCTGGTACTCAGTTTCAGGTTGGTGACTTGTTAGAATTTGGCGATATTTCAAACAACTTTACTGCCGCTCCTAGTGGTAATTATTATAAAATAACAAATATAGCAACTCATGTATTAACTATCGCAAGATTTGACCCAGCAACTGGTGCAACTCAAACAGGTGGTTTAAGACATGCTGTAGCAGACAATGCATATGTCAAAAGATATTGGGAACATTATTTCCAATTCTCCGCAGCACCATCTACAACTGATGATGTATCAAATGCTGGAGGTTCTAATGACGAATTGCACATAGCAATCGTTGACCAAGATGGCGGTATCACAGGTACTGCTGGTTCTATCTTAGAGAAGTTTGAGGGTTTATCTCAAGCGTCAGACGCTAAGACAGCACAAGGTGACACGAACTATTATGCTGATGTTATATATCAACAATCACAATATATTTACTGGATGGATCACCAAACAGTATTATCAACTGCTGGTAACACAAAGACTGGTACTGCTTTTGATAATGCATCCACTTCAGCACATATTGTGTTCCAAGACGCATTAACAGGCGGAACTGATGATTTAGTTCCTACTGCTGCTGAACTATCCCTTGCATGGGATAAATTTGGCGACGCTGAAACAGTAGATGTAAATTTATTGATAGGCGGACCATCACAAACAAATGCTGATGCTACTGGTGATACCATGGCAACAAAAGTAATTGATACTGCTGAATTTAGAAAAGATTGTGTGGCATTTATTTCACCTGCTAGAGCAGATGTTGTAAACGTAACAAATCCTATCGCACAGACAGCAAACGTCAAAGCTTTTGCTGACGGTCTTGCTAGTTCAAGTTATGCAGTAGTAGATAGTGGTTACAAATACATGTACGACAAATACAATGCAGTATATCGTTTTGTACCATTAAACGGTGATATCGCCGGTCTATGTGCAAGAACAGACAGCGTAGCAGACGCTTGGTTCTCACCGGCAGGATTTAGTAGAGGTCAAGTACGTGGCGCTATTAAACTTGCATTTGATCCAACAAACGCACAAAGAGATGAATTGTATAAAGCTAGAGTAAATCCAGTTGTTACATTCCCTGGACAAGGCACGGTCTTGTTTGGTGATAAAACAATGCAGACTAAACCTAGTGCTTTTGACAGAATTAATGTTAGAAGACTATTCATTGTGTTAGAAAAGGCAATCGCAACGGCGGCTAAATTTCAACTCTTTGAGTTCAATGATGAATTTACAAGAGCAAACTTTAGAAACCTGATTGAACCATTCTTACGAGACGTTCAAGGTCGAAGAGGTATTACAGACTTTTCTGTAGTATGTGATGAGACTAACAACACATCAGCGTTAATTGATAGAAACGAGTTTATTGCAGACATCTTCATTAAACCAAATCGTTCAATTAACTTTATTCAACTTAACTTTGTCGCAACACGAACAGGCGTAGCCTTTAGTGAAGTGGCAGGCGCATAGAGAGGAGATAGAACATGGCTAACGTATCAGACTTTATCTCTAAACTAAAAGGTGGCGGAGCAAGACAGAACCAGTTTAAGGTAACTTTACCTTTTCCAGGTTATGCTGCTGTAGGTGGCGAAACAGAAAACTTAGCGTTTTTATGTAGTGCTACTCAACTACCAAGCTCAGAGATAGGTGAATTAACAGTAAACTTCCGTGGTAGACCAATCTACATGGCGGGTGATAGAACATTCCAAACTTGGACAACCACTATCATCAACGATACATCTTTTGATATTCGTAACGCAATAGAAAGATGGTCAAATGGTATCAACAACCATTCAGACAACGAAGGATTATCAAACCCTACAGACTATCAAGTGGACGCATTTGTCGACCATTTAGATAGAAGTGGGAATACTTTGAAATCTTATACCTTTAGAGGCTTATGGCCATTAACTATAGGTACAGTTGACTTGAATATGGACCAAGTATCAGCACTTGAAACTTTTGAGTGTACTTGGAGATATCAATACTGGGAATCAAATACCACAACTTAATTGTGATAGGGGCGTCCTCCGGGACGCCCTAAATATATAAAAAGGAGTAAAAGTAGTGGCAGAAATTTTTGGATTTGAAATCAAACGTAAACCAACGGCTTCTAATAGTCAATCATTTACAGCACCAACAGCTGACGATGGTACACAGACTATTATGGGTGGTGGTCACTTTGGTACATACCTCGACATAGAGGGTAAAGTAAATAACGAGGCAGACTTAGTTCGCAGGTATAGAGAGGTTGCAATACAACCTGAATGTGACCAGGCGATAGAAGAAATTATCAGCGAAGCAATTGTTGTTGATGATAATAAAGAGACGGTCAGACTTAACTTAGGTAAAGTACCGTTCTCACCTAAAATCAAAAAAAGTATAAATGAAGAATTTAATAACATCCTGTCTTTGATAGAATTTGAAAACAAAGGACATGATATTTTTAGAAGATGGTACGTTGATGGTAGAATAGTGTATCATAAAGTAATAGACCCTAAAAATGTTAAAGCAGGTATAACAGAATTACGTTACATTGACCCTCGTAAGATTAAGAAGGTCAGAGCAGCAAAACAAAAACCAGGTGCAGAAAGTTTTGCACCAAAAGACCCTAACAAACCTGGGGTTGTAGAATTTGAAGAATTTTTTATCTACAATGAAAAAGGTGTACAACCTGGCGCAAGTGCAACACAGGGTTTAAAAATTGCAAAAGACGCTATAGCATTTTGTCCTAGTGGTCTTGTTGACCAACAAAAGAATATGATATTGTCTTACTTACATAAGGCAATCAAACCAGTTAATCAACTGAGAATGATTGAGGATAGTGTAGTCATATACCGTATTAGTAGGGCACCAGAAAGAAGAATTTTTTATATTGATGTAGGTAATTTACCAAAAGTAAAGGCTGAACAATATCTAAAAGACGTTATGAACAGATATAGAAACAAACTTGTTTATGACGCTAGCACGGGAGAGATAAGAGACGATAGACAGTATATGTCTATGCTAGAAGACTTTTGGCTACCTAGACGTGAAGGTGGGAGAGGAACAGAAATTACTACATTACCAGGTGGTTCAAACTTAGGTGAGATAGATGATATTAAATATTTTCAAAAGAAATTGTTTCAATCATTGAATGTTCCTTCTTCTCGTTTAGAGGCTGAAGGTAGTTTCAACATGGGTGTTGCAACAGAAATTAATAGAGACGAATTAAAGTTTAGTAAATTTGTATATAGACTAAGAAATCGTTTTAATAATTTATTCCATGACCTGCTAAAAACACAGTTAATTCTCAAAGGTATTATTACTATTGAGGATTGGGAAAACTCTTTGGCACGTACCATACGTTACGATTATGTGAATGATGGTTATTTTGCTGAGATAAAAGAAAGTGAAATGCTTAAAAACCGTATGCAAATCTTTGCAGAGATGAAGAACAATGAAATGGTTGGTACATTCTTTTCACAAGATTTCGTAATGAGACATATATTAAAAATGTCAGATGGTGAAATGTTAGAACAACAAGAAAAGATTGCTGCTGAAGCAAAAGCGGCAGAACAGCAACAAGAAGATGAACCTGAACAACAGGACCAAGAAGGAGATAATGATGACGGACAAGAATAATCCTACAAGGGATATGATAGACGCTTTAGCCAATGATGATACTATTGAAGCAGAGAAAAACTTTAAGGGTGCATTGAGTGCTAAAGTAGGTACAGAGCTAGATGATAAAAGAAAAGATTTAGCAAGTACAATAATGGCAAAACCACCAGAAAGTACAAATGACGATAACGCTGAGCAATCTACGGAAATTGACGATTGAGAGAGACGAACATAAACGTTCTCCAGTCTATAAAAAACAATCACCAAAGGCCAAAAAGGCAATTGATGATGTAATGACTATGTTGGCAAAAACGCCATCAAAGGTCTTAACTACGTTCCCAAAAATAATTAAGGACGTGGCAAAAAAGTATGGCGTTAAGCCAAAAGATATTGAAACCTATTTCGCAAAAGAAACAGGTCTAACCATATAAAGGAGAGTAAAAATGGCAGTAGTAAATAAAAGAACATTAGTAGATAGTGGCACACGCCATGTCGTAATGTTTGAAATCAACAATGCAACAAATGATGGAGTATCAGTTGTAGACGCTTCAACATTAAGAGGACACGTTGAAAAACCAACACTAGACATTAGAAGTATTAAATGGAATACAACCGCAGCAACAAGTGATGTAGCATTTGAATTTGACGCTAGTACAGACGACCACGGAATATCAGTACATGGTAGTGGTGAGTTTGGTTTTCATGGTAAACAACCAATGATAACAAATCCAGAAAGTTCTGGCGTTACTGGTGATATAGTTATCACTAACGCAAGTGCTGTTACAGGTACTTTTATTTTAGAAGTAGTAAAAACTAAAGGTTATACTAACTCAGGACAAACAAGATAATGGCTGATACAGTAACTTCACAAACTATAACAGATGTAGCCGGCACAAAGACCGTAATGAAATTTACGAATAAGAGTGACGGTACAGGAGAAACACTTGTAGCAAAGATGGACGCTAGTGAATTAAATCACGCTTCAACATCTACAAAGATTGCAAGAGTAATTTATAGTATTAACACAACGGATCCTAAAGGGTCCGTTGAAATACTCTTTGACGGTACAACAAATGCAACCGCATTGTTTCTTGCCGGTCAAGGTACAATAGATTTACAAACATCTGCTATACAGATATCTAACAATGCGAGCTCACCAACAGGCGACATTTTGTTTTCCACTCACAATTTTGTAAATGGAGACAGTTATTCCGTCATTTTAGAGGTTAGATAATATAAATAGAACAAAAGGGGAAAATACGCAACATGAAACTAATTAGAGAAGAAATCAATCAGGCTGAATACATTATTGAAGCAGATAATAATGGTAAAAAGTCTCATAAAATTAAAGGTATCTTCATGCAGGCAAACATTAAAAACCGCAATGGTCGTGTTTACCCACAGGAAGTATTAGAAAAAGAAGTAGGCAGATATAATAGAGAATTTGTACAGAAAAAAAGAGCGTTTGGTGAGTTAGGACATCCTGACGGACCAACAGTTAATTTAGAGAGAGTATCACATATCATAACTAAACTTGAAGGTGATAACAAAGGTAACTATATTGGTGAGGCAAAAATTACAGATACACCATATGGTAAGATTGTAAAATCTCTAATTGACGAAGGCGCACAATTAGGAGTTTCATCTAGGGGCATGGGTTCCTTGGAGAATAAAGGTGGTACGAACTATGTAAAATCAGACTTTTACTTAGCAACTGCTGCTGATATTGTTGCAGACCCTTCAGCACCTCAAGCATTCGTCAATGGCGTAATGGAAGGTAAAGAATGGGTATGGGACAATGGTATTATCAAGGAACAAGATGTTTCTGAAATACAAGACCAACTAAACCGTGCTAGGCGTGATGAGATTGCCAAAGCGCAAACTACTGCTTTTAATAATTTCATGCAGAAATTAACAAAACAATAAATAGTAGTACGCAATTTAAAATATTTTAAAATACGGAGAGATATTAAAAATGTCAGAAGAATTAAACAACGAAACAGAAATCGTTTCTGAAGCTCCTAAGGGACAAGACGCACCAAAAGCAGGTGCGACTAAAGGTGATTCCATGGTAAAAGGCGGTGATTACGAAGACGGAGGACCTGCAGTAGTAAGTCCAGACGCAAAATCTTCACCAACTGACCACGCTAAGAAAGTGAAAAAGGATTCATCTGCTCCTACGAAAGGTGCCGGTTCTCCGGACTCTGCTGAAAAAATGAAAAAAGAAGACGCAGATATGGACGACGCTGATGAAAAAGAAGACGATAAAGAAGATGAAAAAGANNTGGAAGAAGCAATGCCTAAAACTAAATCAGGCATGATTCAAGCAATGTATGACAACATGAATAAAATGAAAAAGTCAGACATAGCTGCTTCTTACAAAAAAGTCATGGCTGCGATGAAAGGCATGGACGAAGAAGACGAAGACGAAGACGAAGATAAAAAAGAAAAAGAAATGGCATCTGCCTCTGAGAAAAAAGAAGCAGTAGAAAAAAGAGTAAAATCTATTGATGTATCAAATGATGTTAACGCTCTTGTTTCTGGCGATGATAGTTTATCTGAGGACTTTAAAACTAAAGCTGCAACAATCTTTGAAGCGGCAGTTAAATCAAAAGTAAAATCTGAAATTGAAAGATTAGAAGATGAATACTCAAATGAAATAACTGAAGCGAAAGAAAGTGTTAAAGAAGATTTAACTAATAAAGTTGATAACTACTTAAACTATGTTGTGGAAGAGTGGATGAAAGAAAACGAATTAGCAATTGAAAAAGGTATCAAAGGCGAAATTGCGGAAGATTTCATTGGCGGTCTAAAACAATTATTTGAAGACCATTACATTGACGTACCAGATGAAAAATATGATGTCCTAGAGGCAAAAGAAAAAGAACTGGATGAAGCGAAAGCTAAAATCAATGAAATGACGGCTTCAATGATTGAAAAGTCTCAACAAATCGCAGAGTTTACTAAAGAAGAAATTTTAGAAGACATTACATCTGGTCTTGCAGACACAGAAGTAGAAAAACTAAAATCTTTAGTAGAAGATATAAGTTACGAAGGTGCTGATGAGTACAAGAAAAAATTAGAAACTATTAAAGAATCTTATTTTGGTGCATCAAAAGCAGCTCCGGAATCAACTGAAAACGTTGATACAATTAACAACACTAGTAATGACAGCACAGTAGCGGATATGTCTGATAGCATGTCTCGTTATACGGATGCAATTAGTAGGGTAAAAGGTAGAGATATCTACAATAACCAATAATTAAGAAAAGGATAGAATTAAAATGTATAATTCAGAAAACTTACAGGAAAAGTGGTCTCCGGTTCTTGAGCATGCGGATCTACCAAAAATAGATAACCCATACAAAAGAGCGGTAACTGCTGTTATCCTAGAAAACCAAGAAAAAGCGGCGAGAGAAGACAAAGCTTTCTTAGGTGAGATTGCGAATGTAACTGGTTCAGCGATAGCTAACTGGGACCCAATCCTAATTTCACTTGTAAGAAGAGCAATGCCAAATCTTATTGCTTACGACATCTGTGGCGTTCAACCAATGACAGGACCAACTGGTCTTATCTTTGCAATGAAGTCCAGATTTACTTCAAACTCAGGTACAGAAGCACTATTTAACGAAGCAGATTCAGATTTCTCTGGAACTGGAACTCAAAGTGGTACTCTAAATCCAGGGTTGATGAACGATACTACAACTTCCGTTACTGCTGGTACTGGTATTGCAACTGCTACGGCAGAAGCATCATCATCTTTTGCAGAAATGGCGTTCAGTATTGAGAAATCAACTGTAACAGCTAAAACTAGACAGTTAAAAGCTGAGTACACAATGGAACTTGCACAAGACCTTAAAGCAATTCACGGCTTAGACGCTGAAACTGAATTAGCTAACATCTTGTCTGCTGAGATTCTTGCTGAGATTAACCGTGAAGTAGTAAGAACTATTTACGAAAAAGCAAAAAAAGGTGCAGGTGTTAATACAACAACTGCTGGAACTTTCGACCTTGATACTGATTCAAATGGTAGATGGTCTGTTGAGAAATTCAAAGGACTAATGTTCCAAGTTGAAAGAGACGCTAACGTAATCGCACAAGAAACAAGAAGAGGAAAAGGTAACATTGTTATCTGTTCATCTGACGTAGCAAGTGCTTTACAAATGGCAGGTATCTTAGATTACACTCCTGCTTTAAACAACAGTCTAAACGTAGATGATACTGGTAATACTTTTGCTGGAACATTAAACGGTAGATACAAAGTATATATTGATCCATATGCAAGTAACAATACTGCTGCTCAATACTATACTGTTGGATATAAAGGAACTTCACCTTACGATGCTGGTATGTTCTATTGCCCATACGTTCCACTACAAATGGTGAGAGCGGTTGGTGAGAACACATTCCAACCAAAAATTGGTTTCAAAACTAGATATGGTCTAATTAGAAACCCATTTGC